TGCAGAAGCTGGGCAAGAACGAGCTTCGCGACGACGTGATCAAGTACCTCTACGACGACGACAATCTTGCGGCGGTCGATGGCGTGACCTACGACCCGGCCGACAAGAAGCAGCTCATCAAGCTCGAAGCGTAATCGGACTACCACCGAGACAAGGGACAACACCACTGCCAAAGGCAGTAGGTTGATCGAAAATCGAACGCTGTAGGAGCCGTGGCGTTCCCGGTAAACGGCCCACACCTTGAGACAGGCAGTAGAGCACTGCTCCTGCCGATGAAGTGGCGAGCGGAGTATCGGAACGAGAGACAGGGAAAACAGGCGAGGACGGCTAGCACCAATACGAGCCACCCTGGAGCATCGCGAAATCCGACCGTATCTCCCTCGCCAGAAACTGCGCTCAGTTTGAGAATCGGGTAATTCCGGTAGACCCGAGGATTCGTAGGGATGGCGAAGCCCAGATGCCGGATGGGAGCGCTGAAGAAAACGCACAAGCCATCCTTACGACCATTCAGGCTAATCCATGAAGATAACGCCAGTCCCGCACGGGCTCAATCTCGCACTCTCGACGGCGCCCCGCACGGCCGGCCTGCACATGAGCGATCTCTACAACTCGCTCTATCAGGAGCTGGAGCCGAAGCGGTACGTGAAAGGAAGCGCGCCCGACAAGCTGCGGATGGAAGCCGGACTGGCGCTAGAGGAAGTGCTCGAAGAGGGGCTGAAGCGGCGCCTTGGCGAACGCCCTGGTGAGTTCGTCACGAAGGACGAGGGCATTATCTTCACGCCCGATCTCATCATCTACGAGACGGTCACGCGGCTTGGGGAAATCAAGCTCACGTGGATGTCGAGCCGCGACGTGCCGCGCGTCTCTGCCACGGCGTTCCATCCCAAGTTCGCTAAGTACCTCACGCAGATGAAGTGTTACGGGCATCACCTGGAACTCCCGCAGCAGCGCCTGCTCGCGTTCTTCGTGAATGGAGACTACCGCCCGCCCAGGCCCGAGCTGTTGGCGTGGGATATCGAGTTCACCGCTCGCGAGATGCGCGACGAGTGGACGATGGTGAAGAATCATGGCAAGCACGCAGGGCTCATCGTCTAAGGTGCTGTTCGTTGCGATGGAGTCGGACTACGACGGTGCTTGGATCTACGGTATCTTCGATGTGCTCTCTACCGCGATGATGTGTCTGCGCGAGGTAAGAGAACGCGGTCCCAAGTACTCTCTCAAAGACCGCTATATGTTCATCGAAGAGTGGCCGCTCGGTGGCGGCAAGAGACTGGCAACGCATGACTACACAGAACCCTAAGCTGCCGTTCTACGCTGCGCCAATGGCAGCAATTGTGCTTCTCATTATCTGGTGGCTCGCGGATCTCGTCTTCTACACGCCACCACCTAACGCGATCTGGTGAGACGATGCTGAAGCAACCTTACACGCCGACTGGCGCTGAGTATCACTACCGCGACCCAGACGACTACAGCTACCGCATCGTCTACGTGGTGACGCCGCAGTGGGCTCTAAGAATCCGCCGTGTTGCGGAGGCTGTAGTCTCGTGGACTAGACGATTCGACACCTACGACAACAAGAGGAGGTTACAGTGATTCCAGCTCTCGTCATCGGCTGTCTCTCGCTTGTCTTCATGGCGGGGAGCTACTACCCGCACCCCTTCTCACTCGCCGTGAGCGGGCTTGCCGCTGTGGGGCTCGCGTTTCTTCTCAGCCTCAAGATCAACAGAAATCGCGGCATCCTCGGCGCGCAATTGAAGAGCGGGCTTACCGTCGAGCAGGTTGTGGCGTTCGCTGCGGCCAACGAGACACAGAAGCTCCCGGTATACGTCGCCGCAGTGCGCTCGGGCTATCAGCCGGCAAAGGACATTCTCATCGCTCGACTTGACGGGCGGACGGTGCTGATTATTGGAGGAGGAGCCAATGATTCCGAGAAGTCTGCTTCCTGAGCAGTATCACGAGTCGGCATTCATCGCCGGGGGTTTCGCGGCGTGCCCCGCGCTGGCATCAGATGTCGATATCTGGGTGTCTGTCGAAGTAGGCCAGTGCAATGCTGTGCGCGCGGGTATTCTCCAGCACTTGATCGATAGCAACGTATCGCACCAGGAGGAGGATGGCGAGGGTAGCCCGCGACGACGATTCCAAGATGATCGCACACTTGCCAACAGCCAACTGCTGAGCACCTTCGAGGGCTATCACACAATCCTGCGCCTGCGCCGTGTCGCGAGTGTCGAGCTACCAGGACACACGTTGCCCTATCATCTAATCGTGATCGAGGGCTCCATTGACGAAGTGCTTGCGTCGTTTGACATCTCGACGCATCAGGTCGCGCTAACCACGCGGGGGGTCGTGAGAGGGGAGCACTGGACACCAATACACGTCCCGCCCGTGGTGATCACTCACAAGTACACGACTCCAGAGCGGTTGTGCAAGGTGCGCGAGCGTTACGGATTCGACAAATCGGAGGTTACGAATGGCGAAGGCTTCTAGCAAGTCGTCGGAGTGGGGTCGCTTCAAGCTCGCGGACGAAACCGAACTCTATCGTCTCATCGTGCGCTCGTATGGTCCCGAGAAGTCGGGCAAGAGCCACTTCGCACTGACTGGTCCCGGTCCCGTCGCCATCCAGTCTTTCGACATCGGCATGGAGGGTGTGGTCGAGAAGTTCCGTCGCGAGGGGAAGGAAGTCCGGTACACCGAGTACGAGTTCGACAAGCAGGACCAGTCTCAGGAAGCGGCCATCGAGATTCGCGACCGCTTCATCGAAGACTACGAACTCGCGCTGACGATGGCGCGGACGATCCAGTGGGATACCGAGACGGAGCTGTGGGAGCTGTTCCGGTATGCTGAGTTCGGTGAGATGTCGGATGCGCCGAAGAACTACGTGGCGCTCAACGCCAAGTATCGTGACCTGATTCAGCGGGCGTACGACTCGCACGTCAACCTCCAGCTCATTCAGAAGGTCAAGGAGCGCTGGGGCACGATCAAGAAGGTCAACCGCGATGGACGCTCCGTCGATAGCCCCTACCCGACTGGCGAGATGGAGCCGACTGGCTTCAAGGAGGCCGGCTACATCGTGCAGGCGAATCTGAGTCACTCGTGGAACGTCGAGCGCGGCTTCGTCGTGAACGTCTTGAACTGCCGACAGAACATGGGCGTGGCCGGGCAGGAGTACGAAGCGCTGACGTGGCCCGAGCTAGGGCAGCTCGTGTTCCCCGACTCGGAAGAAAGCGACTGGGAATAGATGCCTCGTTGGGATCTCCGCTGTCCGAAGTGTTCGCGTCTGTTCGAGGGGCTGACCTTCGTATCAGCCGAAGATCGGGATCGCTGGCTCACCCACATCGTCTGTGACGACTGCCATGTGCGGTTGGAGGTAGCTCCTCCTGCACCGAACTTCGTACTGAAGGGTGCGGGCTTTCACAAGAACGACTACGCGAAGGAGAGGAAGTGATGATCGGATATCTTGCGGATCTTGCGAGGCGGGTGAAGCGCGGCGCGAAGCTGCTCGACAGGAAGGTGCCAAACTGGCGCAAGACGATGCGCGAGCACGAAGATCAGTACGAGTTCGAGAACGGCGACTGCTGCATTCTCGGCACGCTTGAGCACTACAACGGTCGAATGAAGCAGCTCAAAATGTGCAAGAGAGACGACAGGCAGGATCTCGACTTGTTCAATCGAGCTGCTGCTCGTCTTCGTATTCACGAAGTTGACGAGTACGGATTCGAGGCACCCGATGACTGCGAGTACTACGACTACGATGAGAAGCGTAAAGTTCTCGAAGAGTTGTGGCGTGCGGAGTTCTCGGCGTGATCTTCGTAGACGGACGCGAGGGCAGCAAGCAGCTCGTCAAGCCGCTGCGCGAGTGCGGTCTTGATGTCGAGGAGACGACGCTGAACTCGGCCGATATCTACTTCGAGGGCAGGGGCGAGAAGGGCGCCCCTGTCGCCATCGGCATCGAGTACAAGCATCTGTCCGAATTAGTCGGCAGTCTTCGGACAAACCGCCTCCAGGGACACCAGCTCCTCAAGATGCAGGAGGATGGGTACGACTTCAAGTACCTGTTCGTGGAGGGGGAGCTGCTCTACAACCGCCGAGGGCAGCTCCTGCGCCGCGCTGGCCGGCGAGACTTCAAGCCCGTCGCCGGGCACATGACAGTCGGAGAGCTGCTGAAGCGGGTATACGTCTTGCATCTGAGAGGAGGGTTGAATCCCTGGTGGACGCAGAACCAGCGAGCGACCGTCAAGTCCATCGAAGCCCTGTACCACACCTGGACGGATACGGATCTCGACAAGCACGGCTCGCATATCGCCATCTACACGCCGCCGCGTATCGTGCCGATCAGTGACTTCCGTGAGATGATCTGTCGGCTGGACGGTGTTGGCGTCCGCACGTCGCTCGCCATCGAGCGTCACGTGGATGGGTCACTAGGGCGTCTCCTTCAGGTGACAGCCGAGGAGCTGTCGGAGCTGACGACCGCAGACGAAGACGGGAAGGAGCGCCGCATCGGTTTGGCGAATGCGGCCAAAATCGTAGCCTCGCTACGAGAACTCAGATAGGAGTAAACAATGCCAGCTCCGCAAGGTGGAATCTTGATCGACCCGAATAAGCCGCAGCAGCAGTCGCCGTCGCTCCCGCCGATGCGTACGTTCATCGTGCGGCGGTATCATCCTGAACACCCGTACGATAACAAGGCGTTACAGGAGATTCAGGTCCAGGCGCATACGATCCAACACGACGCAGAGCGGCTGATCTTCGTCACTGGCTGGTTCGAGGATGGTGAAGTCCGCACCGGCATCACGCGGATGTTCAACGGCTGGCTCGACGTGGAAGAGGCCGAGATTCGCTACACGGCACCGACTGCTCACTAATCATGCGCGTATCAGGCATCGGCCCCTCTCCGTGTCGCATCGTCGTATGCGGGGAGGGGCCAGGGTGGCAAGAAGATCGCGACGGTAAGCCCTTCGTGGGCAAGACAGGCGATGAGCTGAATCGCTTCCTTGCCGACCTGGGGCTTTCGCGTCGTGAAGTCTTCCTCACGAATCTCTTCAGGGAGTTCAAGGGGAAGGACTACGTCTACACGTCCGAGGATCTTGCCCGTGATGAGCCCGAGCTGCTCGCTGAGCTGAAACGCGCCAAGCCACAAATCATCATCCCGCTCGGCCGCTACGCGACCCGCTGGTTCATGGGCGACGTAGACATGGACGATGTGTGGGGCATTCCGTGGTATTTGCCCGAAGAGACGGTATTGCCCGACGTGGGCAAACTGGCATTTCTAAGCAAAGACACTACAGTATTGCCAATCCACCATCCTGCGGCTGGCTTCCACAACTCAGAGATGGCGGCGTACACCGTCGCCGGCTTCAAGCGTCTCGGGGAGTTCCTGCGTGGGGAATCCCAAGCTCGTAAACTCTACGATGATCCATACCCGGAGCCTGTCTATGAAGAGATCACAACCGTCGAGCGACTCGGAGAAGTTCTTCGCGGGGTTCGACAAACAGAGTCTCAAGGTGGGGCGGATAGGTCTGTTATCAGACTTGGTTCCGATTCCGAAGGCTATGCTCGCAAGCCCTGGTCCCTCCAGTTCAGTTTCGTTCCAGGTGTCGCGTACCTTCTTAGAGCTAGCTCTCACGATGTCGTCCGAGCCTTTGCTGACTGGCTGCGTCGAAATCGAAAGAGAGTCCGAATCATCTTCCATTCGTCGCTTCACGATCTACCTGTCTTCCGATCACTCGGCATCGATCTCATCGATCTTGGCGTCGAAATAGACGACACGATGGTGATGGCGTATCTGCTCCAGATCGAGCCGCAGGGTTTGAAGCCGCTCTCGACGCGCCATTGTAACATGCGGATGCAGAGCTACGACGAGGTTCTCGGGGACGCGAGCCAACGTCTCGCCGCTGATTACCTGACGTGGCTCTACGACATGGAGCAGGAAGACTATGAGCGACGATGTGAAGAAGAGTTCATCAGACTCACGACCACTCCTTACGTTGATTCGAGGGGGAAGACGCAGCCGGGGCGCCGACTCAAAGTGCATCCCAAGTTGCCCAAGTCCGATCTCTTCAAGTCCGTCTCCCGATGCCTCCAGTCCAAGGACGCTCGAAAGTTGTGGCTCAAGCAAGTCGAAGACATTCAAGTGGCCGGTTACAATCGGCTGGGGTCCATGCCAGAAGCCACTCTTGATTACGTACCAGTGGCCACTGCTGTGCATTACGGAGCCAGGGACGCCGACGCCACTGTTCGTGTCGAACCTGAACTCGGGCGACGAATTGACGCACTCGGTCTTAGGGAAGTTTATCGCCTTGAGCTTGGCACCTACCCACTCATCGACCGAATGCAGCGGATTGGGATTAAGCCCGACCTTGCCCACTTCGCCGCACTCTCAACTCGACTGGTTGGAGAAATTGAAGACATCCGTGGACGACTGGTTGACGCGACTGGCGATCCCGACTTCAACGCCAACTCCGGGGACCAAGTAGCGGCATTCCTCTTCGACTCGCTCGGGCTCGATGGCGGCAAGAAGACGCGCGAGGGGCGATTCAGCACGAACGACAAGATCCTCGAAGGACTGGAGCGCGAGTATGGACTCGAAGTCATCACCGACATCAGAGCGTATCGAGAAGTCTTCAAGCTCAAGAACACGTTCGTTGACCGCTTGCCCGACTTCGTTCATCGTTATCCCTTCGACGGTCGTATTCATAGCACCTTCAGGACTACACGTGTCGTCACCGGACGCCTCGCTGCATCCGATCCCAACCTACTCGCTATGCCGAAACACGGAAAGTTCGCCAAGGACTTCCGGCGCGGATGGGTGCCAGAGCCCGGCCACGTGCTCGGAAGCTGGGATCTCTCACAGATCGAGCTGAGGGTTCTCGCAACCCTGTCGCAAGACCCCGTCATGCTCGCCATCTTCCGTGGCGAGATGCGGAATCCCGATGGCTCGAAGATCGACCTACACGCGGCGCTCGCGGAGCGGATCTTCGGAGTGAAGCCGAAAGACCAGGACGGCTCCAAGCACCGTCTGCCGGCGAAGGCGGTAAACTTCGGCCTGCCTATGGGTATGACGAACATGGGGCTGGCGGTCGAACTGCGCAAGAACGGCGTGATGGTTGACGAGGATGACGCCCAGCGCTGGATAGACGAGACGATGAGACTCTACAAGGGCGTGCCGGCGTACCAGAAGGGAATGATCGAGGAAGCCCGCAGGAACGGCTACATTCGGTGCCTGAGCGGTCGTATTCGCTACATAGGGGGTATCCGCTCCAGGGACGAGCGGGTGCGCTCTGAGGCCGAGCGGTTCGCGTTCTCGACCCCGATCCAAGAGGGCGCCCAGTGGGTGATGAAGCAGAACGAGGCGTCCATCTGGGAGGACATCCTTGTCCCTTATTGGAGACAGGGCCGCTGGATTGAGCCGCTCATCCAGATTCACGACGACATGGTGATGGAGTTCGAGAACGAAGACTTGGCACGAGAAGTGAATCCTCTAATGGTCGAGTGTATGACCCAGACCGCCAAGGGGCTCAGCGTGCCGATTGAGACGAGCGGCGACTGGGGGCTCAACTGGGCCGACTTTAAGGAGTTCTGATGAGATTCATCCACGACTGGCAGACCGTCGTTCACAAGCTCAATCGCGACAAGGGATTCTACGACTACGAGAAGGACGTAGCTCTCGTAGAACAGGATATCGCATTCCTGCGCCAAGGCGATCTCGCTCTTGATACGACTATTATCGATGCGGTGGAACGCATTCTTGCCGACTACAAGAAGGCTATGCTCGAACGCAAGCTCCTGCTCGTGATTGGTGAGCTGTGCGAGGCGCACGAGGAGCTACGCGCCGGCCACGGCGTCAACGAGGTATACGCGAGCGAAGGTGGCAAGCCTGAGGGCTTCCCTGTCGAGATTGCTGACGCGCAGATCCGTATGCTTGACGTGTGCGAGTCGGTGGGCATCGACAGCGAGGCTCAGATGATCACCAAGCACAACTACAACTCGACGCGCCCGTACAAGCACGGGAAGAGGTTCTGATGCGTACAGTCATAATAGACTACGGACGGAAGGGCTTCTTCGTGTACCATAACGTCTCCAGAGTCTACTCGGATGGCTTGTCACTGCACATACGTTTCCGTTATGGTACCGAGTGTCTGGTAGCGCCTAGAATGGATCGCGTGCGAGCAATCTATCAGCAGTGGGAGGACTGATGCCCAAGCTCATCATGTGTCAGGGACTTCCCGGTAGCGGCAAGACGACATGGGCGAAAGAACAGCAGGCCAGTTCTAATTGCCTCAACACGGTGCGTGTAAACAAAGACGATATTCGTCGCGAGCTGGAGTCGGAAGGATGGAGCTGGTCGCGAGAGGGCGAGAATCGTGTTCTGCTTATTCGCGACACGCGCATCGTCCGATCCCTGCACAGCGGAGCGCAAGTGGTGATCTCCGACGATACCAACTTCGGACGCAAGCACAAGATCAATCTGGAGCAGCTCGCTCGCGAGAACGGCGCCGAGTTCGAGATCAAGCGCTTCGATACGCCCGTCGAGGAGTGCATCCGCCGCGATGCGCAACGCGAGGGCAAAGCACGTGTCGGGGAGGAAGTGATCCGCAAAATGGCAGCTCAATACGTGGAACTACAACCCGCGAGCTTCCTCCCCGCCGTCTACCAACCCGAGCTGATGCCGGCTGTGATCTGCGATCTCGATGGCACGCTCTCCCTCTTCAAGGAGAAGGGGCATCGCGGGCCGTATGACGCGAGCAAGTGCAACGAGGATGACCTGAACGTCCCGGTGTACAAGTGCCTTCGTGCGATGAACGGCTACTTCGTCCAGATCATCTACCTCTCAGGGCGCTTCGACACGTATCGCCCGCAGACGCTGGAGTTCCTCTCGAAACATAGTTGTCCGCTGGGTCCGCTCTACATGCGCGCCGGGGGCGACACACGCAAGGACGCCATCGTGAAGTGCGAACTGTTCGACAAGCACGTGCGCGGCAAGTACAACGTACTCTTCGTACTCGATGACCGAGATCAGGTCGTCAAGATGTGGCGCAGTATCGGCCTGACGTGTTTCCAGGTCGCTGAAGGGAATTTCTGATGCCGAGACTCCAAGCAACCGTCACGACGACGACGAAACAGGAAGTCACGCTCAAGCCGGTCCAGAAGGTCAAGCTCCGTAAGGCGCTAAAGGTCTGGGCTGAGCTGAATCAGCAGGCCAAGGCGCTCAAGGCTGCGCTCGCGAAGCAGGGCGATCTGGTCGAAGCGGTGCGCGCGGAAGTTGGCGCCGACAAGTTCGCTTTCGAGTCTTTCAAGATCACTCGCGTGAAGGGGCATCAGACCTTCTTCGACAAGGAGCAGTTCGTCCGCAAGGGTGGGGATCTCTCGCTCTACAACGAGTGCCAGGACACGAAGCCGAAGAAGGAGTACACGAAGATCACTGCGCCGGGTGAAAAAGAGGAGGAATAAGTTGGGAGAAATCTACCATCTTCACCTTTCTCTTGTGGATTTTGCTCTGATAGGAACTTTTGCAGCAACTATCGTTGTTGGTCTGGGGATGATGGGTTACAGCCTGTGGGATAGCCGGCATTGCTGGCACCCCACCGGCTCGGAACAGTTACGACCCCGCAACGGGCACTGCCGCAAAGAGTTCGATAGATATGTCGAGCGCGAATGCTGTCGCACCGGACACAAGCGCTGGTTCCTGTACAATTTCGGAATGTAGGGGAGAAGGGCAAAGTGACAATCCTACAGCATCCTCTATGGCGACGACTCAGCAAGAGGCTGAGATGCAGCAAGTGGCGCATCGAGGTACAAGGCGATCCTACACACTTCCTCGATATCGAGGTTGCGTGTCCCAAGTGCGGTGAGCCGATGCACACTGTACGAGTGCGACACGGTAAGGGAGGCGCCTACTTTGCTGTGACGTGCGGCGACATCTCGTGCGTGAGATCGCAAGCCGCCTCGAACATGAACAGGATGGTACGTAGCGCGTTAGGTGCTACATACTAATGCGTATCGGCATCGTCGGGAGCGAGGGAGCGAAGTTCACGCCCGAGACAGAGCGCAAGGCACGTGAACTCATCCGTGATCTACTAGTGCCCGGCGATACCGTCGTAAGCGGTGCGTGCCATCTCGGCGGTATCGACGTGTGGGCGGTTGAGGAGGCGAAGAAGCTCGGGCTCGCATACGAGGAGTACCCGCCCGAGACACTGAGCTGGGAGACAGGCTACAAGCCGCGCAATCTCAGGATCGCGCGCGCGAGCGACATCGTGGTGTGTATTACACTACGCAGACTCCCGCCCGGCTACGCTGGGATGCGCTTCGACCGCTGCTACCACTGCGGGACCGATACACACGTCAAGTCGGGCGGTTGCTGGACGATGAAGCAAGCACGCAAGATGGGGAAGGGCGGTTCGTTGCTAGTAATCGATTAGGAGGGATAGGTGAGTAAGAAACCAAACGACAATCCGTTCATGCCCGATCTTCCCGAGCGTCTCGCGAACACGCTATCGCCGGATCACCCTGCGAACGAGTCACGACGGCTCACAGCGCTACAGGAGTTCGCACTCCCTGTGTTGATGTGGTTCTTCGACCAGGACCGCTCCCGCGCGACAGGACGCACTCGGCTGGCCGCTCACGTGTGCCTTCAGCTCGCGATGCGGGGTCAGGTCGTGAATGCCGAAGACTTCTCGCGCATCGCCAGCCAGGGACGCACCCGACACTTCGATAACATGCGTTTCTTGGACACGATTACGGAGGTTATTCGAGCAGACTACCTTCGGCACAACTTCAGGATCGACTCAGCGAAGTCCACCGTCGAGTACACCGGCAAGAGGCCAAAATAGGAGGGCAGATGCAGACAGTCATCTACACGGACACGGTCGTGATGCAGGGCGGCGGCTGCGGGAGTTGTGAGCGCGGAGTGGAGGTTCAGGAAATCGATACGATGGCGAACGTCCGTGAGGTTCTCGTGAGCAAGCTCGATGTGCTCGCGGAGCGCTGCTACGAGCTTCGCAGCGGTATCGCGGTAGGCTCCTACGACAGCTTCTTGGAGGCGATGGAGATCGAGTTGCAGGCTGTCGCTGACGAGCTGTCGCTCTCGGGTGTTCCTGTCGAGGATCAACAGAGCGAAACGCAGCGGCTCAGCGCTGACGATCACATCATCTGGGGCACGTAATCCGATGGCGTTGATTCTCACCTTCCACAACGACGGCAGCGGCCCTGACCACGCTGCGAACTACAACGTGGAAGTGCGGATCAATCAGCAGGTGATCGAGCGTGGTCGCGTGGAGGGCCACCCTCGATCACTTGGCTGGACTGCACTCGTTAGACGTTGGCTGGATCATCGTGGGTGTAAGGCATGCGAACGGTGGAACGAGCATCTCGCACGTGTCGCGCGATCTGCACCCCCTCAACGATCTCCAGCGCGAGGTAAAGCAGCACGTTCTTGAGATTGCGGGCGCCGATGTTGTACGCTAGCACAGGCAGCACGGCGCCCACAACAATCCCGTGACAGACCGCCTTCAGTGCCTCGTCCTGCTCGACAGTCATCATCTCCCCCTGTCTCTTACTGCTCCCAGTACACTGCCAGTTCCCGCCTCAGTGTCTCCCACGGGATCGAGAGCGAGTGCGGTGAGGCGAGGAATCCGCCCCACAGAATGCCGACGACCTTGCCATCCTTCAACACGGGCGAGCCGCTGTTGCCGCCGGCCACGGTGATGTCGAGCACGTCGCTGATCGGACGGTTCGGAATCGGCACACTCTTGGCAGCGAGCGTGCCTCGGGTGACGGCCAGCGCCGGCAGACCGTAGGGGAAGCCCTTGATCACGAGCACGTCATCGACTTGCGGCGCTACGTTCGCGAGGAGGAGTGGGCGCCCGGCAACCTCAGCCTGGAGGATCGCGTAGTCGCGTGTGGCGTCGTACTTGACGAACACGGCAGTCGCCGGCCGCTCAGCAATGCGCATCTCCCAGTCACGTTTGGCAGCAGCATCAGCGCAGTGCCCGGCCGTTGCCCACAGGCGCTCGACCTGATTGATCGCAAACGCCGTGCAGAAGGTCTGTCCGTCCTGGGTGCGTAGTGGCTGGATGTTCTCGACAAGGCGAGGCGAGGCGTCGAGTACTCGCGCAACGCTACAGCCCGAGAAAAGGAGTGAGACTGAGAGGAGGAAAGCGGCGAGGAATGTGCGAATACAAGCCATGTACGTGACTCCAGACCAGAGGGGTAAGAAATTATCTCACCCCTCCAGTCTACCACGGCTCTACGAGTCGAAGGTAGGCATTTCTTCCATCGCCTTAGAGAGTGTCGGCACCCACGTATAGTGACCGCCCTTCCGGTGCGGGTCTTCCAGGTTCTCTAGATGCTGAAAGACGTTCGAGTAGGTGTCTCCCACGGCGATGATCGGGATGCCGGCCTGAAGCGCGATGCCCTGCTCGACGGCCTTACCTTCCGACTTCTCCAGGTTCAGGAGCAGCAGCACGTCGGAGTCGAGCACATCCGCCCAGTCGGCTTGAGCCTCGCGTCTACGCGCCCACGGGTCTTTCGTGTCATCATCGTGGATACGCAACCAACGCGACACAACCTCGAAGCCGTTCTCTTCGAGCCTACACGCCGCTGCTCGCGCTTCCTCCCGCCTTACCCACGGCGCCGCTACGTAGATTCGCGTTTTTCTCGCGGACATATTCAGCTCCATTGATGTTGAACACCACAGCCGCCGCGTGATCCTCGTCCGTGTCTCCCTGGTACCACTGGACGAAGTGTCGGAATGCACTCGCCTTGAAGCGCTGGTACTCTTCCTCGCCGGCCGCGAGCGTCCAGTTCGGCACCCCAGGCTGTACATCAGGGTACTTCACGGCGCCCTTCGTGACATGCTCAGCGAGACGCCGCACGATAGGCCCAACGAGCACGCGCCACCAGTCGATTTTCCCCTCTTGCGTGTCGCGAACCATCCCTCCCGAGAACTCTTGCCGCCTTCCGCTATCTTTGACGACGAAGCCCATTGATCAACTCCTCCAAGCTGGTGAACACTCCGGTAGCGAACCTGTACATCACGTCCCAGCGTTCGGGGTTGTCGAGAAGAATGTAGCCAGGTCTACCTGATCCAACCACGTAGCCGAGTTCGAGATGTCCGCTCCTTCCGGCAGGAAGCACCAGCAGTGCCGCTTCGCATCGATCAAGATGCTGAAGGTCAAACCCGAACACATGGTTCGCAGCCAATCCATAGAGGGCTTCAGTATAAGTACGCCCTCGCTGCTTCTCGTAGTCTCGCCATTTGTCGTCGGCTTCGGGTCCAGCGGCGTACCAGTCATCGAAAACCTCCCACCCTTCTGTCCGAAGTTTGTTCGCAATCTTCGGACACTCGGGATTGCGTAGTGAGCCGATCAGGTAGATCATTCGTCCCTCCTGAGAACGAGCAGTGATCCAGCAACGTAGTGGTAGTGGCTCAGGAACGAGCGCGAGTCGAGCCAGAGCTGCTGACGGTCGCTCATTGGCTCGATGATGCGTCCCTCCCACAAGTAGACGACATGCGACGACCCTTTCACGTGAGGCTGGCAAACCTCGATGATGCCCGTATCCTCCTCCAGATCGTACTTCCGCTTGAGCTGTGTCTTGAAGCCCATCAAGACCGCAGCCTTGCGAATCTCGCGCCACGTCATCCCATCAGCAAGTACGTCGGGACACACACCGAGCGCAGCCGAGAGCGCATTCTCATACGTGACTCCACAGGCAATCTCCAGGGCGGCGACCGCGCAGTCACCATGCCCGGCCGACCGTGGACACCAGCGAAGCACGTCAGGGGGCGCCGCTAGCAGAGCCATCGCTACCTCCGTAGATCGAGTATGAAACCGACATTGGCGAGCGCATATGCGAGGAATGCAACTGTCATGCCGTATCTGTGTTCGCGCGCATACCCGATGGCGACCCATAGGTATGCGAGCGTCACAGCCGCGAGAAGAGGAGCGCTCATGCACCCACCCTTCGCTTCCCCTTTTCAATGTAGTTGATGCCGACCCAGTGCATGCCTATCGACCCAAGTACAGTGAATGTAGTGTAGAACGCACCGACGAAAAGCGCTTGCCCCCACGACCCGTTGTGTATCACGTCGAGCAGAATAGACAGCGATACGAACTGCGAGGCTATCCAGACGCCGTTCGACAGAACTGCCGCGATTGCGTGCAGTGCGTAACTACCGGAATTGCGAGCACGGCTAACGAACGTAAAAGAGGCATTCTGCACTACGAGAAAGACAGCCCACGCTGCGTAGGTGGCGATCATCTGCTCACAGCCTTCCCTGTGAAGTGATCCACGTTGAAGCTAAGGTGATCAGTGAACCCAGCGGTCTTGTGAAACACAAATGCCTCACACGCTCTCCGATCCATGTAGGCGTGTTTGGTATGCCACGCATCGTGACCAGAGAGCGATGTCAGGCGACGGATTCGTACACCCTTGTCGCTGAAAAAGTCCTGTACGAGACTAGACGGGTTGCGCAGTTCAACCTTCTCGGAGATGTGCTTGTGTCCGATGTGCCACTCTCGACTAGGACATCTAGCCCACAGCTCGGGCTGCTCACGCGCCATCGTCAAGGGCAGCTCGGAGACTTTTTCAGAGTCCCCGTGTGTGAAACCGAAGAGATTCACACCGTAGTCGTAGTACTTGCGAAGGCGCGGGCTGTTGTCCACGGTCACGTAGCGATCACCTTCGTATCGAGTCGCGATGATCTCCCCGAGATGGAAGCTCGTCAGCTCGTCGTGGTTTCCAGCCACGACCTTTACATCGACAGGTGCGATTCCGCGAAGGATATCTACTGCCCTGCGATGAATCTCACAGATACGTCGATACACTTTGATGTACCGCGTGTCTACGTCCATCGGGGTACCAGATGTCGTCTGCGCTCGCTTGCTATCAGTGTGAGAAACGTCGTTGCCGAAGACGCAGAGGATGCGGTCGAGTTTGCCCCCTGTCAACCGCATGGCACGGTCAAGAAGGAAGTCCAATGAGGCGTTGAAGAGATCGGCTGCGATGTCTGTATCGTAGTCGGTGACAGTCTCCTCATTCCAAGAGTACTTCCCCATGTGCAAATCGAAGGGAGAGAACTCGAACAACCAATCACCCTCTGTGAACGATCTCGCTGGGATGATGGCAGGTGCGCCTTGGACAGCCTTGCGAATGTCTTCGACAAGCCCTTTGCGCAGCGCCTGTAGTGTCAGGATGTGTCCTGCTTTCCGACGCAGCCACACCTTGATCTGGAAAAGCTCCGAGATAACAGGAACCAACGGTGTCCCTTTTTCTGTCTCGGGCTTCATTCCCACTTCCCACTTGTTGCACACCCACCGCTCGATTTCCCACTGCTCGGTATCGATCTCACACACCCGTATCATGTCTTCGAGTGTCTTGACCCTCCCTTCCACAGTCTTGACAATCTCTCGCGTGTTGGCCGTCTCTGTGATGCTGTCGCTGAGCTGTGATCCCGGCTTGGCTTCTATTCCTTTCAGAGACTGCCGATAGCATTGCGCACACAGCCCAGACTTGCTATCACGACGCCTGATATGTGTTGGGCAGTTGTGGCACTTTGCGTACTCGCCTGAGATGTTGTTTCCCACTGGAAACCCTTTCGTTGTTAGTTGGCGATAGCGCGACCGCCGAAGAATGCGACGATTGCGGGGAGAACGTACTTGGATGTGAACACGGCGAAGCGGCGATACTCGCTACGAACACCTTCGCGGAACTTGGCCTGTTCGATGCGCTCGGCTTCCTGCCTGTCGCGCTCGGCCTGCTGAAGGTACTCGTGAGCAGCAATCTCGGCAAGGAGCTGCTGGACCTTGGCGTCGATTTGCGTCTGTGTCTCCTGAAGACGACGAAGCTCGTTCAGAACATCGTCGGAGGGTTGAGGCGTGGGTGGCGGCGTCGGCTCGGGCGATGTCGAGCCCGATACAGGTCGAATCCACTTCTCCGTGTCGTCTGTCTCGCCAACCTCTCGCCATCCTGGCGTGGCTGCGTTGTCCTGGTCGATCAGGACATCGAACATCGTGCCGACCAGCCCGTGCGTCTGGACGATGATGTCACACGAGATGGGCACTCCCGTCATCGGCTGAGGACAGTTGTTGCCCTGTGGCTTGCGGTAGAGTCGCCAACCGGCGTGAGAGGCGACGGTGCGGTCGAGCATCGCCCCGAGCTGCCCCTTCGACATGGGCGTCGGGTACTCGGCTCGAAGCGTTTTCAGGGTGCAAAGGACAGCCGGGTCGTTGGGGTTACACTGCTGTGCAAAAGACGTGCCAGAGAGCATCGTGAGCGAGAAGACGGTGGCGAGCAGAACTCTGCGCATACACTCCTCCTGGTAATGATGCTCTTGTAGGGTGCAAGAGCAGTGCCACTACTACTTGCGGATGAGTGGGGGTAGATTCACACGAAAGCAGCGCAAGAAGCGTGCCAACTACTGCTTTCCGGTCAGGATGGCGTACGAGCGGACGCCGGCCCAGCGCCACCAGGACATAGGCGAAAGTCGCCCCAGGTTGACCGTGAGGCGCTTTCCCGGCCAGTAGGGGATGGAGACGTGAGAACGAGACTGGATGCAGCGCCTGAGCCCAACGTCGCCAGCCGCACGGGTAATTACGCGCCCCCAAGGGTCAAGATGGTGCTCACAAGCCAAATCATGCACGACGCAGCAGGGACGGTGCCAGTCCTTGACCCCCGTACAGCCGTCGCTCCTGAGCGCGCCATCGAGTACAGAAATGTAATCGTCGGTGAGGGGCTCACCTTCACCCAGGATGGGAATGAAGATGCCCGGTCTGGGTTCGACGGTGCGGTAGGTCATTTGGGGTCGAACTCCGCGTGAATGTGGTCCTTCTCGATCACGATATCATAGTCGCGCCCGAGTCGCTTCTTGATCGCTGCGGCCCATGCCTTGATCTCGTCGGCATCGAGCCCGTGAATGCGAAGATCGACCGCCTCGTCGGTGTAGTGTTTCGAGCCGCGCATGTGGATGCTGTCGTTCGCGCTCGTAACGAACGTATCGCCCTTCAACCCGAGCTGAAGGCGCGCGTTGTGCGCAGCGGCGGCGAGGATCGCTGACTTCGGGATGATGACGCCGGCCTTGAATTTTAGATACGACATTAGCGGCTGGCTCCGAACGTCACGAGAGCACTGGTGATGCCGGCGACGATAGCCGAGATGGTACCGTTGACACTTTTCGACCGCGCGCAGGAAGCCTTCACAATCCCGACATCGATTGTGTTCTGGATCGTGTCCTTGCGAATATCCGTGATCTCGTTCAGCTTTCGGTCGAATGATTCCGCCCATCGCGTGAACTCGTCTGTCGTGAGGTACTCAGGCATTAGCGCCCTCCAGAAAGCCGGCGCAATGCTACGAGCGCTGCCGGGTCCGTAAACGGTCTAAGTGGGTCCGTGATGCCAGTCTCGATACCGAACTCAGACACAGGCAGCATCGTCCCCGCGATTGAGCCTCCGGTGCGCCCACCGGCAAGATGTCGTCCAGCGATGGCGCCGAGAGCATACGGCAGACCATAGCGAGCAGACGCGGCTGTGCCAAGCCCCAGCGTCAGAGGATAGCGCTCCTCGGACGTGGCAGCGCCGTGTGCGGCGCCCGCGCTACCGACCGCAGCGAGCAATGCAGGGTTCTTGCGAATGTTCTCCTTGCTCAGCGTCTTGAGCCCTTCGAGAAACTGATTGAAGGGCGTACGACGAAACGGAATCAGATAGCGCGCAGCCGGGCTGTCGAGTGCTTCTCCGAGCTGACCGCCGAGCGGCGTCTGAAGGACTTCTCCAGCAGCCTCAGCTTCGGTCAATCCAGCGCGCTGAAGTGCCTGTCGAGTCGCAACGTCGGCCGCGCCCATGACGCGACCGGGCGTCGGGCCAGGAACGCGGGTCGCGCCAGGATACGGGACGTTCGCCTTGTACGTCTTGATGAACTCGCGTAGTGTAGCCGGGGAGAGCACTTCACGGATGGGCGCGAGCGACCGGCGCTCGGCCGACGCAATCACACCCGCACCGACGTTGCCAAGCAGCGACTTCGGCACCGCGAGTCCAGACAGCATCAATTGCTGACGCAGGGAATTGAGCGCGCTGAAACCCTTACCGATCATCCCAGGCCGGCGCGCAAGCACACCAGCGCCCGCGAGCGCAGCTCCGCCGAGCAGAAGCGGTCCCAGCTCGGGAGCTTCCGTGAGGGTATCAGGCGCGGTAGTGGCGGGAGCGCTAGGAGCGCCACCACGAATGCGAATGCGAACTCTAGGCATCGCTACTTACCGTCCGAGAAATCGTCGCCACAAAGCAGGAGCACCCAACGCAGTGATTGCTTCATCTGGCGTTCCGAAAGCCGCCTCAAGCTCCGGTCTGTCACCAGGAATAGTACGCTCACCACGGAACAGACGCGGATCAATCTCCTCAGATGCTCGCGCGCCCAAACCAACCTGCTGCCCTACGCGCGCGCGAGTTGCTCTCGGGCCAGAGCCGGCCAAACGACGAAGCGCGGCAGTGGACTGCTGCGTGAATCCAGCCTCTCGACCGCTCTTGCGCGATCCTGCGAGCACTGCTTCGACTGGCTGTCCAGTTTCCTCGGCAACCTCACGCGCTACCGCGAGCGCCTGATTCGGATCGGTCGCGCGCTGACGGGAAGCAAACGGAATCTCAGCGCGACCCTTGCCGACACGCATCGTCGGACGAGCAGCGCGCGCACCCGCAGCAGATCGCAACGCCCGAGCAGCAGGGCCGACACCCGCCACGTCGAAAGCTGTCTCGATGGCACCACCCAGACGCGACTCATCCTCGTCAGGGGCGATGATCTGCCGGATGTCTTCGGGCAGCGCCAGGGCACTACCGGCCGCAAGGCCAGCCGCGCCGATAGGAGCAGCCGGCGTGAACGAGAGCGGCAGCGAGGCAGTCTGGAGTCCACGTCCCATCGCCTGTCCGGCGCGCAGTACGTCGCGGAAACCGGGCGGGACGTTCGCCGCCTGAAGCGCTTCGAGGGACGCAGGAAGTCGTGCGAGTCGCTCGGTATCGTAATACGTCGAGAACTCGTTGGCGCGGGATAGCTGTCCGCGCGCTGCGTCGAGAAGCGCCTCGACACTCGGTTCGGGTTCGGAATCGATATCGATGGGGCCGGTCAGCTCCTCCTCGGGGATGATCGGCTTGACGATATCTTCAGACGTGCGGCCGGGCAGATAGCGAGCTGCGTCGGCGTTTGTGTAGCGCGGGATTCCGTTTGCCATTACTGTCCACCAAGCATCGACTGGAGATTCGCGAGCTGCTCAGGCGTCAGATCCAGCTCGACCACATCCTCGTCGCCGCCACCAACATCGACGCCGCCGCCACCAGACGAGAGCTGATCGATCTGCATCGAAATCTCATTGATCTGGTCCTGTAGCGGGTCGCGTCCACGTAGACGGTCGAAGAATCCCGGTCCCTGACGCTGCTGCTGTGTCATGAGCGCTCGACGCTGCACCATAAGATCGTTGAGCCGCTGACGCGAGGCAAGCCCGGCCTGCGTTCCAGAGGCGCGCTCACCGATAGACTCTTGCGTCTCCCTCGTGCGCCCGGTGATTGCTTCCTGAAGCTCACGCTGCCGCTCCAGATTGCGCGAATGCCCAAGCTCGGCACGAGATGCCGCCGCCGCCTCCTCTAGCGCCGCGCGCTCGATGCCGCCACGCTGCGCGATACGCTCGCGCTCCAGACCGAACATGCCGGCAACCTGTTGCGGGCGTGCAGCCGCTTCGCCCTCGGCCGCAGTCTGCGAGAACATGCGACGGAGCGCAGACACACCTGAGCCGCGAAGCGCCTCGCGCGAGGGTACCGCGAATGGAACTCCAGACTCGCGGCCTGCCTGTGCGTAGGCATCCTGCGCGCTGAATAGCTCTTCCTCGGGAATCATCTCCCCGAGCTGTCCCTCTTCTGAAGCGGCAGCAGGAATCTGACCAGCACTACCGGGCTGCTGTCTGAGACGGAGAAGTGTTTCGAGTCCGTTCGCCATTACCGTTCCCCTTGAAGTTGCCGCTGCCGCGATGTCCGTCGCAACGCTACGATGGAGGGCGATAGGTCGCCACGAAATTGACGCGACGTTGGATCTTGTCCGCGCCCGCCCGCGATCTCGATATCCGCGCCGGGGTTCATCGCCTCGGTTGCCTCGAAGACAGGTGCGAGCGTCCCAGGACCGATAGGGCCGAACATCCCGCCACCCTGCTTGAACTTCTCCTGCTCGCGAAGGCGCGTGAGCCCGTGCAGCCCTCCGGGGTCTGGACGGAAGCCTGTGCTGAGCTGCCGCAGCCAGTACAGATCCTGAAGCTGCCGGCGCCGGTTCGCGAAGTGCGACTGGTTTGCTGGTGAGAAAGCCATTAGTACCTCAGCCCGGAGAGCAACGCCGCGAGACTCGGCGGCGTACGGTAGCCAATCCCACGACGAAGCTGCACGGCAGCTCCTGGTCCGAAGGCTTCACCCCCGCCGCCAATTGGCCCGCGAAGCGCCTGCATCGAGGGAGTGGCATCGCCGGTATCGGGAGCAGGCGGCATCGGCACGGCTGTCGTTGTCGGTTCTGGAACGGTTGCAGCCGGCGCTACCGGGGCAGTCGGCCTCGACACCGGAGCAGGCGCGGGACGAGAAGATCCGCCAGTCGCCTTCTTCGTTGCTTTGAAGATCGGCTGTGGTTGACCTTGGCGACCAAACGGCGCGCTCGGGTCGTATGCGCGAACGCCAACACCAAAGGCCATGTTAGTAGATCCCGCCTGTGAGATTGAACAGACTGAACAGCGCGCGCTGCGCATCCAGATCCTGCCCACGCTCGGTTAGACCAGCCGCGCGCTCTCTATTACCGATCTCGCCGGCACGTCCCAGATCCTGAATGAGCTGCTCGCGCTCGAACTCGCCGATATCGCCGGCCGCGCCGCCAAGCACTTCAGCCGTGCGCTGCGATTCGCGCGCGCCGCCAAGCCCGCCCGGTCCCAGCATCTCCCTGAGCGAGTTGAGACTCGCACGGGCTGTTTGCCCAGCACGATCTTTCGCACGAGCGAACGCCGCATTGCGCGCCGCTTCCTCATCGAACGGAATCTGCGAGCCCGTCGTACGGGGCGCACCAGTACCTGTAGACAGACCACGGAGCGCTGCGAGGTTGCGCTGCTGGGCAGCAGTATTCGCCTGCTCGCGCAGTCTCAGCTCTTCCTCAAGACCGAGCCCGAACTCCGTGTCATACTCGGTGCCTGTCTGCGTCACGCGGCGGCGCCCGCCGACAGCTTTCAATCCAGCCTGAGACGTAGGCGTGACGGACGCGGCAGCTCCGGGGCTGTACACCGGAGGGTTCGGCATGTTGGGGAAGCGGGGATCGTAGGCCATGAGAGTTCCTTCGCTATCTATTGTAGCGTATTTTGCGCCTTATAACTAGCTTAGTTCGACTCGATGTAGTATCTCGACATACGCCAGCTTCGAGCACCACCAGCCGTTGTGAATATGAGATTCGATACCAGCAAGTTCGTCGCGCCAGGGAGATTCGTTGAGAGACTTAGCTCGGTCCCGCCATCGACCGAGAAGTAAGCAACCCCAGCAACCACACGAATCTTCAGACGATATGCAGTGCTCAGCGCAATCGCCGCTACCGTGCCAGTTACTTCCTGAGTACTCCCGTCGCGTGCCACTCCGATCCATCCGCCGTCGCCAGCCACCGTCGAGTAGCGGAAGCTGACACAGCTACCTCCGTGAGTGTCCACGTTCGTCTGAGCCGCAGACGACAGACCCATCCAGTACCGCACGCCGGTAATGTCCGAGCCCGTCTCCATGTACATTTCCCACGTAGGCTCGTGCGCCGTACGTGTGAACGCCGCACCTGTATTGCCGGTGCTGTTGCCAGCAGCCGCACCGGACGTGTAGGGACGCCACGCCGACACAGCATCCAACGCCGACGCGCCGGCTCCAGACTCGGTAGGCGCCGCGAATCCTATACCCGCCAGTGTCGTGCCGGTTGCCGCAGTCGCGCCCCACCGACGCTCACCGAACGTCGGAGCCCCACCATCGGGCTCGGCCCACGATCCGTCTCCGCGCCAGAACGTCGTCGCGCTCGCTCCGCTGCCGTCCGCGAGATTACCAACAGGGAGATTGCCTGTCACGTCATCGGAGCTAGACAGGTCGATCTTGTAGGCATTCAACGCATCGGCCATGCGCACGATATCGCCGCGCATGCGGTCAAAGTTCTGATTGAGCTGCTCGGGATCTGGACGCAGGATGTCGTTCTGCTTCCAGCGAGCGATTGCACCGATGTTCATTAGCGGCGTCCCAGCTCGTGTGTCATCAGTTCGTAGCCGTGAAGCTCGCAACCCTGATTGAGTGTAGACTCGGTGAATACGAAGCCCACGTACTCGCCCTCGCCGAGCGGGGAGAAGCGCTCGCGATTCGGCTTCGTCTGCGTTACCGAGAGAGTCCGTGTCGTTGAAGCATCGAGTGCGCCAACCTTGCACGCCACGCTAAGGTTTCCAGCCGCCGACTGCTTCTTGAAGATGAAGCTAGGTCCGTGGAAGAGCTTCTTGATGTCGGGCGTGTCTGCGCTGTGTCGAGCTGTCTCTGCGCTGATCGAAATCGCGCTCCCGTCGTCGTTGAAGGTCGTCCTATTCCCGAGATAGATCACGCCATCGCTGCCGCCTACAATGGGGACAGTCAGCGAGTTCGTGTCGATAAAGAACCCGAGCGCCGACGTGGGCGTGAACGCCGCAGTCAGGTGCGGACCCCACCACTTCCCACGCTCGATATCGTAGAACACCCAGCGGTCGATGTTCGAGGAGCCCGCTGCAGCAAGATGCAGCTCGTAGCCGTGGTACTTCGCATTGTACTTCGCGAACGCATTCGGAAACTGCGAGCGGTTGAAGTACGTGTCGGTCGTGAACCACTTACGCACGCGCCCGTTAGAGATCGGCGTGATCCCTTCCGGCCCCCACGTGTAGACGCCGTCTTCGCCAAGGTAGTATGCGATGTCATCAATCACGATGGCAGACTCGGGAGCGTAGCATCCCTTGCCGTTCTGTACCTGGATGCGCTCGAACGTGGCATTGGTGTTGCCCACGATCTTGTGCATGAAGTTACGCTTGAACACACCAAGCTCGTCACGGCGCGGGATGAGTGCCGTCACACCATACTGGTCGAAGCCGATAGGCGGAATGCGGAACTCGAAGCTCGACTTCCACGCGTAGGGCTTCTCCAAATCGGTGTGCCGCAGCACGTCGGGATCGACATCACCAACGCCCCAGAGCCGTCCCTTCCACTCCACGCACAAGGGCATGAACGTGCCGGGCACCATTCCAGGTGCGGAGCCGAGCGTCGTCGGCGCGGCGACAAGCTGCAACGCCGCATCGCTCATGTCGTCGGAACCGCTGGTCAGCGTATTGCCGTCGATGTCGAACCACGGGAAGTAGGTCGTGCCGGGTCCGGTCGTCGTGCGGTAGAGACGACGATGCGTGACTTGCGTGTCTGGCGACGTTTCCACGACCGCCTTGAGGAGCTTGCTGCTGATCGCGCCGCTCGACGCAGAGATGGGGCTGAAGTCGCTCTCCGCAATGAGGCGTCCGGTATTCGGGTCTTTGATGATGTGCGTGTACTTGACCTTGAACGTACCCGACAGGTTCCCAGACACAGATGAACTGAGCACCGGAGCGCTCGCGGGCGGGCGAAGCTGCAATGGGTAGACGTTGAAGTCAGGATCGATCAGGATGCTTCTCGAGAAAGCATTCGTCCCGATCACATCACGCCCGACCACCGAAAATCGCGGCCGGCGCCCAGACACCACCGACACGCCGGTAGGCAGCGTCAGGGCAGTCGCTGCCCCTGCCGTCGTGAGACGGTAGAGCGACGTGCCGCCGAGTGCGATGTAGAATGCCATGTTTATTTGTCGAAGCTACGAAGTGCTTTCAGGCTCGGTGCCAGGGCGCCCATCGGGCTCACTGTTTTCTTACTACGTAGAGGCTGTTTCGCGCGCAGAGCTGCGAGCAGTGCGCTCGGGCTCGCCTGCTCGCCAGTCGTGCCGCCTTTCTTGCGCCGCTCATAATCCCGCTGAGCCTCGATGAGTTTGTCCCGCTCACTCTGTTGTGCCATGTTCGGTTCCTTAGAAGCGGATGACGCCCAACGGACCACGAAGGTCTACGGAGCTGTCCACGGACGACCACACGCCCGCTGCCGTGCGCTTTAGGATTACGTCGCCCGCACCAGTGGACTTGATCGGCCAGTAGATGTCGCCCGTGTCTGGATCGAGAATCGGCATACCGGCCTTCGCGTGCGAGGAGCTTACCTCAGCATCGATGTCGAACTCCTCAGCCCAGGTCGTGCCATCCGTGCTTGAGATGATCGTTGCACTCTTCGCACCACCGCTCACCGTGGACTGCATCGCGAAGATTTCCGTATCGTCTTCGTTGACGATGAACGGGCCGAGGAAGTTGTTCGCGCCCGTGCCGTCGCTCGTATACTGGATGCTCCACGCACCATCGCTCGTGCGCTTGCGGATCTCAGCACTGTCGCCCACATCCGCAGCCGTGGAGATGTAGAGGTTGCCCTGGAAGACCGCAAGATCGATCACGTAACCGAGCGTCGTCGGTAGCGTGAGATCGGTCGTCCAGGTGGCGTCCTCGGGTCGAGCCCAGCGCACGGTCGAGGCGCTGCCGCCTGCGAGATTCACGAGTCCGGTCCAGACTCGTCCCTGCCACACGACCATGTTCATCGGCAGGCCGGGGAGATCCGTCTCGGGGCCGAGCGCGGAGAAGGCGCCCGTGCGGATGTCCATCAGCATGATACGACCACGTCCGGTGCTTGCCGTGGCGTCGTACGTGCTGACGAGCAGGAAATTCTCAGACCACGGCACGAAGCTCATCACGCCCTGAGCGACCGCATTCGCGTTCGGGTTGTTCGGAATGTCTGCGAACTTGTAGTCAGCAGCACCATCCCAGACGTGAATCGTCGGCTTGGTCGAGTTGTTCGTGTAGTCGGAGCCCGGATACCAGAGCTTGTTCTTGAATCCCTGCCAACGGAGCGCACCCGAGTACAGCTCCTGCGCGCCCGTGCCGAACGACCCGAAGTCAGCTCGCTCGGCCGGCACTTCACCTTCGGTCGAGTTCGCCCAAGTCGTGCCATCGGATGACTTGCGGAAGTGATTGCTGCTCGACCCGTCGATGGGCGCGTAGAAATAGCGCGTGAGCTGCGAGCGGTCGGGGAGCGGAAGTGCGATTACGCCCGTCACGCTGCCAGCGAGGGGAGTGCCATTGAGCGGGTCCATGCCGTCTCGACGCCGAACGCCACCCAGACCACCAGCGGGGTCGATCTGCACGTTCTGCGCGCTGCGGAGTTCGCCGTCGCGCAGATGCACGTCGCCCACATCGACGTTGACGCCCTCTTCACCCAGATTGTAGACGTTGATTGGCTTCATTGACGCTTACGACTTGTAGACAACCAGTGCCGTGTACGTCGTGTTCATCCCGTACTTGCTGGTTGCACTGAACGTGAAGATCACGTCGAGCACGTTCTTCGGATCTAGCGTTGCAAGGAACGTATTCAGGTCGGACTCCAACGTCGAGAGAGTCTCGTTGGAGAATGTCTTGGTCACTACCATGATTTACGCCCAGTACTCATCGAAGAGTCCACTGACGTACTCAGGCTCCTGCTCCTGCCGTGGGGTGAGCCGCGTGAGCACGTTCTGCTTCTCGGTCGCGTAGACCGCCAGCCAGTTCGGGTCAGGGCTGCGATCCTCGCGTTCCTTGGCGCGCGCATAGGCCATTGTCCATGCGAACAAGGCATTGTCGGACTCGCCAGGGATGGGATTGTTGTCCGTGTCTGGATCGTCAAATGCGGTTGACGCCAGTGTCGGAATATACATCAAGCGCAGGTTGAGTGCGGTTGAGAGTTGCGGCGCAACCTGGATCGTCGGAGCCGCAGTAGGCGCACCCGCACCGATCACCGCATAGTACACGTAGAGCGTGCCAGCGGGGTCTTGTGCGCTGATTGAGCGCGCGGCTGCGAACTCTGGAGAGTTGTAATCGCGCGGGATGAATTGGACGTTGCGTCCGCTGCCGCTGGAGCTGAGATCACGAGGCTCGATCAACAGGACGCGGAATACGTCCGCAGGCACGCCCGTGAGCGTGCTCGAACTCGCAGCCATGCTGACATTCGTGGCGTCGATGGTTGCGAAGTGCTCCTGATGCAGATCAACGACGGCACCCCAGAGATCCTTGATGCCGTCTACCAGATGTTCGAGAAGCTCAGCCTCGCTCCAGAAGGACGCGGACGTTTCGAGCAGCGACTTGCGAGATTTGTCGCGGATCGTTGCGAGAGTCGTTGCCATGCCGCACCCTTACTGAAGTACTTCGATGACCCATCCGTCGAGCACGCAGTCACCAGCAGCCGCTGTCCCGTTGAGTCCCTTGACAGTGATCGTAAGCGCTGTGGTGAAGTCTTCTGACGCAGCAGCAGGAGTAGCCGCCGACGCCGACGTACCGAAAGTCGAGTTGCCAGTGTAGTCGTACGTACCCGACCCGGTGCGCACGATGATCGCTTCTGCCCACCAGCCGACGTTATTACCAGATGACGAGCGCGAGAGAACCGTATCCCCACCAAGCGTGATGAAGAAGTTCTTCGTGTTGCCGGTTTCGCCAGTCTTACCGAATGCGAGGATACGGATTGCCATACCATCGCGATTCAGTGTATTGGCCGGGAGCGTATAGGTTGCCAGCGTCGTCAGGTCTGTGTTAGCCCCAGTCGCCGCCTGCGTCACATCTGAATGGAGCTTGCCGGCGGGGATAATGCTCCCCGTGCCGGCTCCAGCTCCGATGCTGCGAAGATACGCAACGCCTGTCGTGAGAAGTGCTTTGATAGCCGGCATTAGGGTGCTCCCACGCCAGTGAGCTTCTGGTAGCCATACCACTTGAGCTGACCAGCAAGCCCGACAGCGCTGACCGCCATCTCGAAGTTCTTGCCCTCGGTGAGCGGAATGCCCTCTTCGCCGTAGTCGAAGTCCCACCGAGACTCGTCGCCAGGGGATGACGGAATCTCAGCGACCTTCTTCGGCGTGGTGTTGTCGTCCTGAAAGCCCATCGTCTGCGCGGCGTCGGTCGTCACGTAGAAGATGATCCGCTGAATGAACAGCGTGTGCTTGGTATCACGCACCGTCACCAACTCAGTGTCGTCGGTGGTTGCCGTGACGTTCAGCTCACCACTGACATCCTGGTAGAAGTGGCGGTAGTCGGATGCGGTTGAAAGAAGCATTGTGTTATCCGATCTTACTGGGCCTCAGCAGCTTGTTCGCTATTGCCCGGTGACTGACTGTCGATCTCGGCAAGAAGTTGTCTGACGACGATGATGGCGCCCTCGATAGAAGTGCCCTTTGCCTGCATCTGACGGATGTAGTTCTCGCACTTCGTCAGTTCGCCGCCGAGTTCCTTGAGTCGCGCTTCGAGACGTTCCTTGGTAATCATATCCCCTCCAGAATACTGGAGAGTCGGGATTGCGCCCGACTCCCCAATCACGATTACGCGCCCTGATTCGTGAGCATGATGTAGTACGCCACGCCGTCGATACGAATACGCAGAGCATGCGTAGCATCGGCAGCAGTGTTTGCCTGGAAGATTTCACCAGACGTGGCCGAGCCAAGACCAGCGATATCCATCAGGTAGCCGTTGTCGTGGAAGTTATCCACCGTCGAGCCCTGAGCCGACAGGTAGAGGAACGACACCGGAACGGTGCCAGCCCACGACGCCGGGCAGTTCAGCTCGGCTTCGATCACGCCGTAGGTGCCAGCAGAGAGCGTAGCAGCCGGCAGCGTCATCTCAGCAACGAATGCAGAGCCAAGACCCGTTACGCTACCCGAAGTATTGAAGTCGATCTCGGCCTTGAGCGCGTTCGCCCAGCCGCCGAGAGCCACGTTCGAGACTTCGAGCAGGAACTTCGCGCGACCGCCAACCTGACCAGCGCCCGAAAGCGTCGTCGTCATCAGGAGGGGCTCGTAGCTCGTGCTGCCGTTCGTTGAGCTTTGAGTGTTCGTGATGTTGAGGAACTTGTCGGTATGCGCCGTGTGTGTGTTGTTCGCAGTCAGCGTCTTGTCGGTCAGCGTCTGGTCAGTCGTACCGTCGAGTAGCTCGACTTCGGTCGTGCCAGTGCCGGCCGGAATGAACTTGAGCTTGTTGTCGTCAGAATCGACGTAGATGGGAGCGTGCTTGGCAGACGCGGAGCCGCGCACCACCGAGTCACGAAGGATACCACGAACAGGCATGAGAACGTCCTTTCCCGCAGATGCGGGGGAGCGTTAGTCCCCCGCCATTCCGGGTTTGGTTCACGATCCCGCTAAGCCGGGATTTGGATATTACGCCGCGCCGATGATGACGAAGCCGCTGCCCGAGTCGCCAGCAGTGGACTCCGTACCGTCCTGGGCCGAAGTCTCGCCCGAGATGGTCAGGTCCGTGCCGAACGCAAGACCGTTCGGGTACGTGGCGTAGACTTCCTGATTCGCAATCGAAGTCATCAGAGCCACGAACTTCGTCGCGTCCGTCGTATTCGACGTATCGTTCGCGAGCGTCAGCCACGAGTCGGTCGCGGTGCCAGTTCCGGTGCCGTTCTTCTTGAACCAGACGCCGTAGACGGTACAAGCCGCGCCAACCGGGCTGTAACCAGTCGCTGCAACGACGTTCGCGTCACCGAACGGGATGAACTGAAGGTCGGGATTGCCCTTCTGCTGCGCCAGATACTCCTTCAGACCCTTGAACGCCGCCTGCGCAGCCGGGTTCGAGTTCATCAGAGCGATCTTGACCTTCTGCCACACCAGATTCGCATTCTCTACAGAAACAGCCATGTGAGTTACCTCGCCAGCCGATAGTCACACCGTTTAGCGGTACGCTACAACGATGCCCGATCCTGCCGTGCTTCCAGAGGTTGAGGGAGCCGTTCGAGTTTCACGCCGCTCCGTTCGCGTCTCGTGTCCGTAGCGATACTTTGTTCGCTGTCCGGTTCGAGCTTGATAGGACCGCCAAGCATCGCCTGAGCGCATCCACATGTCGTCCTTGATCTGAGCCCTCGTGGCCTTCTCGCGCGCCTCGTCAGCAGCGTCGAGCTTGTCCGCGAACTTGTCGCCGCCACCGTGCTCCCAGATGTCTCTGGACTTCAGCGAGGCGATGACCGGATCGATGTTCCAGTTCGAGCCCGTGCGGTACATGAGCGTGACGGGAACGAGCCCATTCGCCATGCACATCTTCGTGTCGGGCTGGATGATCGTATCTTCGAGCGCCTTGTCGGTCAGCCCTGCTGTGAGTCGGCGGCGCCGCGCAATGACATACGCAAACGGGACGTGTCGGCTCGGCAGGATGACCAGATCGGCGTCGAAGTCGAAGAACCGCTGCAGCACGAATGCTGGCGGCTCTGCCATCTTCGGGTTGTCGGGAATGTAGTTGATCCCGATCCACGGATTCGGCTCGCGCATCTTAGTCGCGGCCTTCGATCAGCTCGCTAGTGGCCACACGCACGCCAGCGTCGAAGCTCGACTTGGCCTGCGTCTTACGCCCCTTGCCGCGCGAAACGACGTGCTCCTTCGGACCAAGACGATCAGCGAAGAACGACACTTCATCGATACGGCACGGGCGATTCAGATGCTCTTCCCACTCTTCCTTCGTGAGCGGCGTGCAATTGTCCTTCGAGCCCTTCACGCCGACGAGATACTGACCACCCGAGATCGTCGGGTTGTCGGCATCGTGTGAGCCCATGACAGGATTCTGGTTCTTCGCGTACGCTACGACGATCTTTGGCAGCGGGCTCTCCCCGACCGGGATTGTCTGTGCCTGTCCGTCGAAGCATACGCTCAGCGGAACTGGCGCGCGGTTGACGATAGTGATCAGCTCGTGAAAGATTCCCATGTTACTCAATCCCCCTCGTGTAACGTGTGTATGGTGTTACGTAGACCGGACTACGAACTATCAACCCTTCCTCTAGTGCCTCTTGTGCGCGGCGACTCTCGTGCCGTCCCTCGTGGTCTGCCTCGCGCTCGCAATCATAACCACGAAGACTACCATCGACGCCGACTTCGGTAAAACCACCAGAACACCACCGAACGCGATCTGTGGTTCCCATCCCTCTCCCCCTGAAAATTGCACGAGGGTGAGATTGCTCCCACCCCCGTGGCTAACTATTACAGGTCACGCACGACAACGAGCGTCTGTCCGGTCACGCCATCCCAACGCGCGTTGAGCCCCGGATTCTTCGCGAAGTACTGCTTCCGCGAGAAGTAGGTCGCCTCGTACGCGTGACGAGCGGTCGTGCCGCTGCCCTCGCGCACCCAGACGCTTCCGTCGCGGTCCATAAACTTGCCCGGCTCCGCAACGTAACGCTTGAACCCCGACTTCTTCGTGTCGAGGAAGTAGACCTGAGCCAGTCCGACTGACCGCAGCGCCTTGATCGCAACCTCGCCGATGCTCAGGTCGCCCTGAGTGAACGCACGGGTTCCGCCGTTCGGGTTCTGAAGGTCGCCACTGGTGTAGCGCCGATCAGCGTCGAGCAGCTTGATATACTCGCGCCGAACGCTCGGGTGCATCAGGATCACGTTGATGATCCCGCCGAGCTTCTGGAAGACCACGTCGCTGGTCCGCTGCGCCACGTCGAGCGAGAGCGCGCCGACCGAAGACACGACGTACGACTTCAGCGATTCGACCTGCGAGCGCAGGATGCCGTAGTAGTTGTCGCGGTTGGTACCGTCATCGATCAGAGCCGGCAGACCCCAGTACGCCTTCTCGTACGACGTATCGAGGATGTCCGTCACCGACGTGTTCGCGGCGTGAACGATGTAGTCGTTCTCCGTCCACGAAGGATCGGCCTCGACCGTCACGTCCGAGCCGTCGCTGTTGACAGCCGTGACCTTCTCGACGTTCGAGCGGAGCGCACCCGTGGCGGGGTTGACCGCCGCGATGTACATGCCCACGTCGATGAAGCGGTTGCCGAAGTCGTTGCCCGCAATGTTGCCGGGAGCGTCCAGCTCGATAGTCGTACCAGAGCTGCCCGAGTCAACGAGCGCGAGAACGCCGCGACCGTCCATGCCGAGCGCGTGCTCCTCGCGACGAGCGATGTCGTCCACGAGTCGCGTCTTCTCGTCGGTCATGCCGTTGCGGAACGACGCCTCGGAGCTGACCAGATCGGCCATCGCCTCTTCGGTCATCCGCAGACGCGCCATCATCTTACGCATGTCGATACGGCCCTGCGAGTGGAGCTGCTGGCCGGCGACCGGATACGCTGAATCCTCGCCTGCGAAGAACGGCGAGACGTTACGCCCGTGGTGATGCGAGAACTTATGCCCGAGCCCGCCCTTCCAGTCAACCTGCTCGACCGGGAACTCCTCGGTCAGCGGGAAGCTGTTGTTGACGCCCTCGGAAATGCCCTGCTCGAATACGTCTTTCGCAAGGCCGGAAAGAGCTGTGGTATCTGCGCCCATGTGTGTCTGCCTTTATTCCCCGAACGTGCCTCCGTGAGCGCGATAAGACTCGATCATCGCATCCTCAACGGCCTTCGGGTTCTTGAAGTCGATCTGCTTCGGCTTGCCAGCGATGACCGTTCGGTCATTTCCTCTGGGCACGCGCCGCAGCCTGTCAACCTCGGTTGATGTCACCTTACGCCGAGCGGGCTCGAACCAATCCTCGATCCACTCCTTCGCAAACTCCGCGATGAGCGTCTTGTCGCCCTCTTCGTGCCTGCGGAGGAACTCGGGGTCGCTCTCCGCTGCGTTTGCGTACGCAGCACGAATACGCCGAACCTGACGCTCGCTGAGATCGCCTCCCAGCTCCTTGGAGACTGCTTCCACAACAGCGCCCGTCATCTGAGCCGCTCGGTCGTTCCAGTAGCGAGTCGTCGTGTCTTCGTGGGTGTCGGCGTTGGAGAGAATCCTCTCCAACTTTTCCATTACCTGCTGATCGTTCAGCTTGGCAAGCCCAGGAAAGAGGCGCGAGAACTGCTGTCGAACTTCCTCGGCGTCGATTTCGTCTTTGCTGCGCGGAGTGACGCCAGCCAGTGCCGCTACCCGACGCCGCTCGGCTTCGAGTTCGGTCTGATGCTTGGCTGCGAGTGCTTCTGCCGCCTGACGCGCTTTTCGCTCTTTGATGAGATCCGCGAGAACGCCCTGATCGCGACGATCATCCCCAGTTTTTTGCTCAGGTTTGGTATCCTGCTTCGTCGTGTCGGGCTTCCGCTGATCGACTGCACCGGGCTTCTCTACCGCCGTAGTGGTAGTGTCCGGCTTCGTGGTGTCTACGGCTCCGTTGTCAACTGTTCCCTCTGCTGCCATGATTTACTCCTTTGTAACCCGGATGGAGGCCGGGATGGCAAGCTACTTGCTTACGAGACTGATTATACCACGCTTGGCATGGTTCTTGCTAGACCGGGCCAGCGCCCTGATTGCCCTGGCTCTGTCCCTTCGGCTCTACGCCCTGCGTAGACTCCCGATTGCTGTTGCGCATCGCCATCCCTCGACCTTGAGGAACAGGAGCGCCGCTCTCACCTGGGACCATGCCTTCCTGCTCAGCGAGTGCCAGATTGATCTCCGCATAGTGTGCCTCCAGTAGACCTTCCGCAAACGGCTTGGCTGCGAGCAGCTCGATCATGCGATCCGAGTTTGCCCACTTCTCGAACTCCTGCTTGTGGACGCGCGGGCTGTACCACGGGCGCCACTTCAGGGGCGTGTGTTCGAGCGGCGACGGCGCAGGCGGCAACTGCGGTGGTGCAGCAATGCCGGTCATAGGATCAACCTGTGGAGGCTGCGCCAGTGCAACCTGAGCCTGCTCCTGATATGCAAGCTGGTCCTGCTCCGCGTTCTGCACGAACTGCACGAGCTGCTGCTCGTCCATCAGCCACTCCTCGAACTGCTGATGCTTCTGGAGTGCTCGCTGAACGTGAATATCGAGCGATGGCACGAGCCGCGTGAGCCCGAACATCTTCAGACCTTCGTACTGCTGGTCGGGATCTTGCAAATTCAACATCCCGAGCCCACTCGCGTGCTCGATAGCCGCACGCATACCGAGATTCGTCTTCGGCACGGTGCTGCCGTCTTCCACGATGATGGAAATCGAGCCCTGGAGCTGCGTTCGCTTGAACTGTTGGAACGTCCAGGTGCGCGAAGGCGACAGAACGGACTTCGTGCGCTCTTCGGGGCCGAACTCGCGCTCCAACTCGATGGCGAACTTGTACCAGTCCTTGTACGCAGTGCCGCGAGCCTGGAAAATCGGCGAGAATCGCGACTGCGAGCGCTCGACCAGGAGCTGAAGCGCCGAGAACGCTTCGATACCTGTCGGTTTCGCACCCTTGATGATATCGTATGTGCCAACCAGCTCCTCGATATCGCGCAGATACTGCTCGCGGATCTGGAAAAGCGAGGCTGGCGGGTTTTCACCAGGAATACGCTCGGGCTTGGCCTGACCACCGACCGTCAGCGGGTTCCACTTGATCACCAGACCGGGAACGCCCGTGAGACGCTCGATCTCCGCACCCTTCGGCTCCAGCCACACGGGGTTCGCCATGCGCTGAATGATGAGCAGAATCATGGAGTCGAGCTGGTTGAGCTGGTCCTGCTTCTGCGCGATCTGGTCGATGGGGCCGGACGCGAGAATACGACCACCAACGTGATCGTAGCCGGCGTGCGTGAACGTGAAGAGCGGCTTGCCATCAGCGTCCCTGTACGGGAGTGGGCCAGGAAGCTCCTCGGTATCCTCCAGATGCGCCACTATGGGCTTCGAGTCTCCGTAGACGCGGAAGACCAGACCCTCGGGGTACGCATCGTTCGGCTTCATCCACACTTCGTACTCGGTGATGCCGTCTTCTTGCAGGGACGGAGAGCCACTCTCGGCCCAGTACGAGGGCGAGATACCGAGATCGTTGTGATTCGCCAGCGACTTGAAAATTTGGAGCGACTGATCCTGCGGCGACTTCTGCCACACGATTGTCGGCACCAGCTCCTTCAGCTTCGGATGCGTCTCGAAGTATGCCTTCGTACGCCAGCGCATGCGCACGACGTAGGGAAGCTCCTCGAAGCGCGGATACGAGTTCGGGAACGCCAGTTCGAGCGGAGACAGCGGAATCGTCTTCGGACGACCCACCGGCTTCTCATCGACCATCGGCATACCCTCGTCATCGAGCGCAGGCTGGAACTCGCTAGCTCCGCACGACGGGCATACCGGGGTGGCGCCTACGAGCTTGCTCGACGGCGTGATCTCCTGACACGCCACGCACTGCTCCATCATGTCTCGGATGGTGCCGTACTTGATGTCGTAGTCTACGAACGTGTGGAAGAAGGCATTGCCGGTCGCGAGCAGCCAGAAGTCGAACTCGCTCAGTACCGAGTCCATGCTGTGCGACTCGTGCAGCACGTTGGACAGCTCGTCAGCCACAGCAGCCGCCGAGACGTTCTTCGGATCGGATCCGTTCGGGCGCACGTTGACGCCGAGATGGATGTCGGTGAAGACCGCACGCAGCGCCTGCACAGTCTCCTTGCACTTGTTCGTGACGGGGCGCGGAATCCACGCCGCCATGCGCTTGTCCTTCCACCCGCCGTGACGAGCGTGATACTCGATCCACTGGCGTCCGAGGATGTAGTAGATATTGCGCATCCACTGACGCTCGAAGACCCAACGCGAGTCGAAGGACTCCCGCTTCAGTCGCTCCCAGAGATCGAGCAGCTCCTGGTCGTCGTACGTCCCGAGCGCCATACCTTCGGCGTCTCCAGTCTCCTTCGCGAGTGGAGTCTTGATTGCGGGCTCAGATGCTTTGAAGAGCTGATTGAAGTCAGGCATAGTTAGTTACCGTATCTGACAGTACCGTCATCGTTCCAACCGATACCGAGACGCTTGGCTTCGTCGTCGCCAACGTCGTTGAAGTGCGGGAGCGCATGGAGCTGCTGACCGGGATCGGGTGCTCGCTGGATCTCAGGTGTCGGCACCTTCACGCCAGTGTAGTTGAATAGAAGCTGTGCTCGCTCGATTTCGAGCTGCGTGATGCGCACGCGGAACCAATCGAGAGTCGCCTGTAGTGTCGCGATGGTTCGCGCCTGCTCCGTGCACACGGCGTTGCACTTCGCGGCATCCAACCTCAAATCATCATAGGTTTTACGACTGATCCACATACTCCCTCTCCTTTACCAAGATTGAGACAGCGGCGAGAAGAAGCTCCCGATGGGGAAGCCAGATTCCTCGGGCTGAAGATCCTGATCCGTGTTGCGCTTGTTGAACTCGCGCAGACGTTCGATATCAGCGCGGCTGCGATCATCGAGCGCGTTCCAGCGCTGTTCCTCCTGCGGTGTCATCGCCGGCCTATCAGCATCGGGGAGCGCCGGCCACGCCATCAGCGCGTAGCGTAGTGCATCTGGAAGCTCGTCCTTCAGCTTGAAGACATCTTCCTTCACACGCTTCTGACCGTCAGACTTCAGGTTGTCGGCGTAGCGGTACGCGCGCATCTGCTCGATGGTTGCGGTTGCTGTGTACGCGAAGTAGAGCTGACCGCTGTGAAGCCACGATTGCACACGCTGGATGCCGATCTCGTGCTTGTTCTCGGCAGGGATGATGCCAACGCCCTTCAGACCCCACTCCAGTCGCAGGTTCGCCTCGTTCTTGTTCGCTGCCCACTTAACGTCCACGAATCTGGACGTACCGAAGTCCATCGTCACTGATGGTAGATGCTGCGATAGCGCCTGATTGCGCTTCAGGTAATCCTTGACGACTACGAGCCCCTTCGGCGTCACGACGACCAGCACGGCACCGAACGGATGGTCCGCACCGGAGTCGAGCCCGATGAGGATAGGACGCGACGGATCGATGTTCGGCCACTCGGGGATGAACTTCTTGACCGCCTCGGCGTCGAGCAGCGTCTGCTTCTCGATCTGCTCGTAGCTGTAGATCAACCCGCTTGCGTTGCGGCGCTCGGCCCTGTATTCCTGCGCGAAGAACTCAGGAGACATCGTCTTGCGAGCACGCTCGATCTGACGCGCCATGACCGGGCTCGTCCTGAACAGGGGATTCTCCTCCGTCCAGTAACGGGTCGCCCAGTAGCCGGGCTCCTTGTAGACCTGGGCGCGCTTCTCGATCTTGTCGTACGTCCAGTCGTAGCCGAGCACGGTCGTTGTTGCGATCACGATGCCGCCAGCTTTGATCAGCGTCGGCTCGAACACGTCGTACGCGCGCTCGGGAGACTGCGCAGCCTCATCGAACCAGCCCCAGGAGACACCGTGCGGGCCTCGCGCTCGTTCGGGGTCTTCGAGGGAACGGAAGGCCACGAGGGCGCCATTCGTCAGGCGGATCTCCATGTGTTCGGGATCCCACCGCTGCACCCACGCAGGCGGGATGCGCCGCACGAGCGTCGGGAACGTCGAGTCGTGGAGGATCTTGTACGTCGGCCCCATGACCCACCCGATAGAGTCAGGAACCATCATCTCCTCGCGCGCAGCGTGCGCACCGATGAGGGTCTTGCCGCCGCCTCGACCCGCAAGCACAAGCAGGCGGTCGAAGAGACGCGGAGCGGTCAGGTTGCTGAAGTGGCGAGTCTGACAACGTCGGCAGATGAACACGCTATTGATGTCCATCGAGCCAATCGTGCGACAGTTGAGACAGAACCGCTGCCGGCGCGCATCCTGAAATGCCTGCTGGTAGGGATTGTGCAGGAGCGGCTCGTTCAGGTCCGCTCCGCAACCCGGTGGGAGTTTTGTTTCCTTGAGCATGCAGTTACTTGCTCTCCCCGACGACTTCACCTTCGACGTATGCTGGCATGCCGCCAGTCGTCTCCTCGCGAATCTGAATCGGCGGGCCGGGCGCCTGGATGATCTGGATCTTCAGGACGTTGGTGTTCTGAACTGCGGGTCCGGCCTCTGCGAACTTCTTGAAGAGCGTACCCTTCGCGATCTCCATCGCCGCTTCATGGCGCGTCACCGGATTGTAGCTGTCAAGCGACTCTGCCATGTTGCGCACGACCTTGTGCATCAGGTCGTATTCGAGTCTCTCCTTCGGGTCAGCGACGAGATCGGATTCGAGCCAGCCGTTCTTGCCCGCGACCTGTACGTAATTGGAGACAGTCCTGAGTCCGATTCCGAGAGCAGCAGCGATCTCCGCGTCTTCCATGCCCGACGAGCGCATGAGGACGATCTTGATCGCCTTCTTGCGGATCTCCGAGTCAGCCGGGCGCCACCAGTGCGGCTTCTTCTCAGGGACGACCGACTGCTGCAAGTTCAGACCGCATAGGCCGCATTCGGTTGCAGCAGCACTGTGCTTGGCACCGCAACGCGGGCACGGCGTAGACAGCTCCAGAGCGGTAGTGGGGGCAGATGGCGTCTCATCGCCTCGACCCGGCAGAGGGAGGGATGCCGGGGAGTTCGGTGCCTCAGCGACGGGCTTGGGAGAGAGTGGCCCCAGGTTTCGAGGGCGACCCGGCTTCTTGGCACGCTTCTTGCTGCGACGAGTGGACACCATCTGCCTCCCGCATTCCATATTAGCACAGATGGCACGGTGTTTGCAGGGATAAAGGGCATGAACTGCACACTCTGCAAGCAGCCGGTGTCGTGGACTGTCAAGGTATTCGACTTCATTGGCAACACAGCGATGCTCTATCACTACGGCAAGCTACTGGGTGCCGAGACTCGATTCACGCCACACAATGTCTGGGGCTGTGATCGCTGCAAGGTGGCGGGTGGTATCTCTGTCGAGGATCAAGACCATGTTCAAGCGTAAGCGCTGTTGTGAGTGCAAGGGTACCTTCGACTTGCTACAATGGCTAGGTGGCACGCACACGGCGTACGTATGCCGGCAGTGTGCAGCCAAGCTCCGATACTACGACTACATGACGAGCATCGCTGAATGGCTTCAGGAGGGACAATGAGCCGCCACATCGTTGCGTACAGGTGTCTCCAGTGCAACAAGATCCTGCACCCGACACAGGTGCTCGACAAGGGGCTCGTCGTAGACACGCCGAGCGCGTGGTACTACGAGCACCTGCCACGACACAAGCTATTTGAGATGGACTACATCGGTGCGCCGATTCGAGAGATTTGGCACGCTGTCGTACCCGAGTTCGAGCTTGAGATGAATAGGGCGCCGAGCGCAGCGAGGCGCCCCAACGCCACAGAGAGGGAGAGCGTATGATAGGATCACCTTCGCAATGCAACTTCGACCCAGATACGATACCGACGTATGCGCATCTTCCGCCTGCGGAGCGTTACCAAAGAGATGTCATGTTCAGACATCTCGTTGACTCACTGCGGTGCCAGCTCGACGCCGCCAACTACACGCCGACTGAGTTGCGTGAAGCCGTCATCGTCGCTGCCACAATGCACGAAGCATACACCATTCGGAGGTATTACATATCATGCCACGAGATCGAAAGTCCGACGAGTGCAGCTTCAGAGCTATCCAGGTAGTCTGCCAGCTTTGCCACCTTCCCATGAGCGAAGGTGAGCATGGACTGGATTACGGAGATGGTAGGCTCTACTGCGGAGTTCCACTGATAGTTCGCTACCCATCGCTACTTGGCGTGATTACGGAGATTACCAATGCGGGACAGAAAATCCGATCATCACCGCTCGTTAACTGAGGTAGAGCTTGGGCGCAAGCTCAAGACCAGCGAAGTCGTGGATCACGTGAACGAAGACAAGGCCGACAACTCGAAGACGAACCGCCGCGTGATGGAGCGCGGCGAGCACACTCGCATGCACAACAAAGCGCGCGGCACGTCGAAGCTACGTGCGGCGCTGCGGATGGTCAAGGAAGGGAAGAGGCTGTACTAGCGGGATGGGGAGTGGACAAAAGGTGAGTCACTCGGTCTGGACCCGAGGTATCGAGCAGGTTCGATTCCTGCCTCCCCAACCACCACAGAATACAGAGGCATACTGATGCGATCAGAAAAGTACATCATCCAGTGCCGAGACATGCGCTCGGTGGACACCATCGTCGTTGACAACAGCATGAGCCTTCTCGACTGGCTCAACCGCTACATGGCACAGTTCGGTCCTGTTGATCTGCTGTATCGAGTGCTCTGATGACCGCTACATCCATCGCCATCACGATCTTCGCCATGATCGCGCTTCAGCTCCTCATCGACTGGGCTGACCGCAGATCGCGGCGTCAGTGACTCATGTGGGCGCTAGCTCAACTGGCAGAGCACTCGGCTGTGAACCGAGCGATCAGGGTTCGAGTCCCGGCGCCCACCCAACCCGCAATAGACCCCTCCGCTATAAAATTTTCGCGCAGCCACCCTTCGGCCCCAGGGGCGGCACTACCTCGCGAGGGGGTCCACCCCCGTACCTGGTCCGGCTGCGCTTTGCATCGCAAAGTACTTAGCATCACGCATGTACTTACTGATATCAAGAACTCAGTAAGTAGCTGCGCGCATCGGGGCGCGAATGATGCGCATGCCGCATGCTGCGCTCATGCTCGCGGCGCAGTATGGATGCATCGCACATAGCGAGCAGGCATGCACCGTAACATGGAGTGCTGAGTGTTGTTGATGATTGTTACGCGCGATGAACGTCAACACGCCTAATCGACACACCAAAGCAACACACAATCGAACGCTACATACATTACTAATGGGAATTGAGGGACTATACTCTAGTTACTAGAGCTTGCTAGAGTATAGTCCCGAGTGCAGGCGGGCTAGCGCTTGCGGCGAACAACAACTTCGCAATTCTCCTCATCGTATGGTGTGTCGCTGCAGCATAGGTCGCAATCTGTATCAAGCACGCTGCAACCGCTGTTGACGCAGTAATCGCAGATACCGAACCAGATTTGCCAACAACGCTCGCACGTGCTACGCGGTTTCGAAAGGCCGCGATACTTCGGATGCTTTGAGCAGACTTTCATATGTGCTTACCTCGCTTCAATGCGCTTCTGAACATCGCGCATCTGTTCGGCATACTTGCGGAATACCTCGGGAGCGTTCGCCCTTGGTAGTGTGCGCTCGAACCATTCCGCCTGTTCGAGCAGGTAAGCGCTAGCAATCCTCAGCGCTTCGCTGCACAAAGCAAGCTCATCATCGGTTAGTTTCATTGGCCTATCCTTTCGCAATCACGAGGCCCGAATCAATCAACCGCTCGGCCATGCGTCCGTAATGACCTTGCAGGCTCCACACTAGGCCAGTATCGACAAGGTGCTGGAAAAGCTCGATTATCTCCACTTCATCAAGCTCGCCAGATTCGTAGGCCATGATGTTACCGCACAAGTCGAAGTCTGGGGACATGCTTCACTCTCCAATCAAACCGCAGGCTTTGAGAAACCTATCACGTTTGAAACGTGGATTGAATGCCGTGAACAGCAGCAAGAATGCCTCTGCTGTCTGCACTGCACGCACACGCGGATACGTATCGTATCCGTATGCGACAACCGATTGCGCCCAATCGGGTAACTCGTTCGTCCATTCGCCTGCGAGGATAGCGCGCACCATTGAGGCTGCATGGTCGAAATGTGGCTTAGTCATAGCGGTTTGTCCCTTCGTTGTAGTTGGCGCCGATGACGCGTGCGAGCACTTCGCGAGCTTCGCACAGACAATCAACGTCATACATGCCCATTGCACAATCTGAAGTAGCGATATCGTCCAGCAGGGTGAGCACTTTGCGCGTATCCTCGCAATCGTTGCACTTGCAATCGCGTCGATACTCCTGTTCGGTTTTCTCAGGCATTACTACTCCTGTTCGTATCCGTCAAACCACGGACCACGTTCACGCGTTCGCTTGCGTGCGCTCGCTGATGTGCCGGTGCTTGACGATATGTCCTTGTTCTGGCAGTGAGCTTGTGCTTGTTCCAACGATAGGCCAGTCTCGATTGTGCGTCGATACGGAGGCCCGTTGAAGTAGTGTCGGACGATGCGGTATGTGTCGCTCATCGTTCGTGACTCCCTACGATGCGTCCACGGTAATCATCGCAGATAGCAACCTCGGACGAGACGATGCCGTATTCTCCGGGGTCGTATTCGAGGTTAGACGCTATCTCGTCTCTGATTTGCTGCGAAGTGACAGCAATAGCGCTATCGTCCGTTTCAACCGTTACGAGCAGTCGAATGGTTGCCATGTGCTTACCGTCCCTTCACAATCGATTTGAGTTCCGCCTTGATGCGCCTTGCGGTTTCCCCACGCCACGTGTTCGCGTTGCTCAAGAAGTAGAGCACAACCGAGACAGCGCTATCGCAGTCGTAATCCTCGCTGATGTCGCCAAGATTGCGCATGGCCTGCAGATACGGAACAGCGCCGAAATACGGTTGCTTCCAATCGCGCGCAATCTCTGCAGCAATCACGCAAAGCGGACGCGGTTTCAGGTTATCAGTGTGCGTTACGTTCATTGTCGTTATCTCCTTTTGTAGAGTGCCGATGCCAGTGTTTCGCTAGCTTTGCCGTATCGCTCACATGCGAGGCATTGCCACGTGTTACCGTTGATGTGTTTGTGTTCCGTGTTCCATACGCACCATGCGCACCATAGACGCATTATCACGGCTTACCATCGCTTTCTAAGCGCATGCTTGCGCATGCGAGGATACAAGCGCTTCCACGTGTGCCAGATGATTGACTGAAACGTAGCAGGCTGCAAGTCAAGCTCACGCGCGACGGTCGCGTAGCATTCTGCGAACACGGTATACGGCGTCCATCGGAGCGTTACTGTGCTTGCGGCATCGTTCAAAGCAGCCTGAATGCAGTGTGTATCGACCGTCACGAATGACATATCGCCCCATAGGTTGCGCGCGAACGATGCCACCTTGGGGCCTTGCGGGAAGTAGAGCAGCGTATCGGTAGCGCCATCAGCAAGGATACGCTGCGCTTTCGTGACGTTTGATTGCAATCCTCGGATACTAGGCGGTAAGCCATGCAAGATATCGTCTGCGATGATGAGATTGCGTTCCCAGTCGATTTGTGGCGACAGTGCAGCAACCACACAAGCAACCGTCTCACGTTGGATGCCGAACGATTGCGCCCACTCGCTAACGATAGCTTGCGCTTTCGGATACCATGCGGCGCCATCCGTGTTATCTGCAAGCTCGCGAGTGTTCCAAAGCATGCGCAAGTTCTCGCAGAGTTCATCCTTGCGCTTGTCGAATTGGCATCGCGGCATCAGTCTATCAACCATCCTTCCGTTTCGCGTCCACAGTGCAAGCACTCCAGATAGATGCAATGTCGCTCGTATCGCCTGATGTATTCATGGCGACAGAACAGCCTATGCTTGATGAGTGCCCACACTGCGGACAATGCGCGCGACATGGTTAAGGCTCCGATACGAGCAGCGAATTGACGGGCGCCCACGTGACGAGCACAGACGATTGATTGTTCACGTGGCGGATATCGCCAGCAAGGTGGACGATGCGCTGCAAGTCGTCATGCTTGCCGACAATCTCGATTACGCGCGAAGACTCTATGCCACCCTGCCACCAACCAATCGCGTAGTAGAGCGTAGCGCCCGGAAAGTATCGAGACACAAGCTCGATAAGGTTCGGGTAATCTTCGGTGTAGAGCGTATACAGGACGCTATCGCCCTGTCGCTCTGCAGCGAGCTTGCGGTATGCGTGCGCTGTCTGTGCGTCCGCAAGATTGCGCGTGATTGCTTGGTCCTTTGCCATGTTAGACAACCTCCGTGCTAGGCGCCGAAGTCTCGGGCGCCTGAGTGAACGTGAGCGTATACAGGCCAGTCGCGCTAGCGAAAGTGACGTTGTGTCCTTCGTGAATGAGTTCCTGAATGCATCGACGGACGGACGGAGCAGGCATGTCGAGCGACAGCGCAATATTGCTATCCGTGTCGCTTTTCCACTTGCGGAGGTAATCGAGAACAGCGTTACGTTTGCGAGCGATACGAGGCATGATGCAATCTCCCTTTCTGTGTGACGAGTTTAGTTACACCGAACGATACCGCGTTCTAGCTGTCGCTTACGGCGTGCAATCTCCCTTGCGCCACCATACGGCGTATAGTGGCGATGCGTGGACGGTCGAACGCTCCGACGATACGCCCTGCTCGCGAGTGCCACGATACCAGCAGTCACAGCGAACAGGACAAGCAAGAAAACGACAGCATGCGCGATTACGATAAGCTCAGTCATGTCTACTTCCCTTCCGCTGAGTCTTGCTCAGCATGAATGCCGCACAGTGAACAGCAATACGGATAGTGCTTGTCGTCTGGAAGGATGTCCCCGCACCATGCACAGCACTCGGCATCATCAGGTGCGGCAGGATACGGAGATAGGCCATTGCAGTATCGCGCGTCCGTTCCAGGGTCACGGTAGTCAAACTTGCTCATGTGCTTGCGCTCCTAGACTGCCAGCGTATCGGCGTAAGCGTTGACTGGCGCTAGCACAGACTCAAGACTGATAGTGTAGTCGCTGATAACGTCGTATCCGTCATTGCCGAACACGAAGCGAACCCAGCCAGATTTACCGGATTCCTTGTGATTGGCGATAACGAACGCGTCATCAAGGTCAAACAGCAGATTGAGCAAGACGGAACGGGTATCCGTAAATGCTCCGTCTTCAGACTCGCGAACCTGATAGCCTGCCAAAACGAGCGCATCGATAGCGCGCGTAACGATGTCTCGCTCGACTGCGATACGCTGGCACGTGTGACAGAGTGACGGCAGCGTGTCTCTGTCCCTGTGCTCGTAACAACGTGCGCTAGTTGTCTCTGCCATACGCTCTATCGCCTCCCTTTCAGTAATCGCCACGTGCGAACCGTTCGCATCGCGGCCGAACCATTGGCCGAGTTCAGGCCAGTAAAAGACGCTGGCAGGCTTTCCCTGCCATGATTGCATGACATCCTCCGTGTGCTTTGAGCTTGTCGGCTCACGCCATCGGCTCACGCCACCGTATAGAGCACACGTCATGCCATACCGTTAGGACACGAAAACACTAAGGAAAACGCCGATTGTCCGCAATCGTGGACGCTGGCGTATGCTCCGTCTCGAAACATAGGCGTGTTCTAGGGTGGAACAGGTTGGCACAAGCCGTGCTACTGGAGTAGTTTAGCGCGTGCTATTCCGAGACAGCGAAGTGGACACGAAGCACAAGCAAGCTCCGTGCCAAGCGCGCGCCGCATGCAAGGTGCGTGCCAGTCGCCGCATGGCACGTGCTTTGCATGCAGGCCGGGGTCTGGATTCGGCGGGACCGGGGCAGTCCATTCTCGCTTGGACCGGGGCAGGCATGGAGGTTGCATGCCAGTGAACGAAGGAGGAGCATATGACACCGGAGATTACCGACGCGCTTCAGGAGTTCGTTCGCCGGATGATCGACCTTGCCAACTCGGGCGCAGATCAGCTCCCGGCTGTGTTGCAGGACATTGTCGGAGCTGCGATTCTCCAGGCCACGGTAGGGTGGTGGGCTGGCGTGGCACTTGCTGTGCTTGGCGTTCTGATGATCGTCTACGAGTTCACAATGGGAGAAGAAGGCATCGCCGGCTTCTTCGGTCTTACCATTGTCATCATCGCCGGTCTACTGGTTACTGGCAGCTGGTATGACTTCTACTACGCGACCAACTTCCCGCGTCTCGTGGTGCTCGATTACCTGAAAGGATTACTCTAATGGCAAAGTTCGTAGTCTATGAAGTGTGGACGAGAGCACGCATTGTCGAAGCAGTCAACCATCGTGACGCCTACAAGGTGGGCGAGCCGCAGCCTGTGCAGGGAGGATTCAATCTCTGCAACTGGCATGTGGTTGCGGTGGACGGCACGAAGGAGAAGGAAGACAAGTGAGCGGTCATATTCGCATCGCAGAACCCGGATACTTTTCAGCGAAGGAGGCAACGTCGATGGCTGAACTCAAGATCACGAGCGAACGAGTGCTGGAGGCGGCGAGCAAGTGTGGCGATGCGGCGCGGGTGCTGAAGACGCTGTTCCCCGATGTGTTCAACGAGCGTGAGCTGCGGCACGGCGACGTGACCGAGCTGTCGAAGGGATCTCGCTACGTGGCAGTGAGCCGCAAGACCCTCGAAACCGCTCTGTCCAGCTACCCGAACACTGAGCTGTTCCAGGTGTGTTGTGCGGTGGGGAATCCTGTGCATAATCTCGGGCGTGTTCTCCCTGGTCGGTTGATCGGTGAAGAACGCATCATTGCGAGGAACAAAGACTAATGGCATCCAAAGCCGCCATCATCAAGTTCGGCCCGCAGAACAAGGGCAAGATCACCGGCTACGTCGGACACACGCGCACGGGAGCTTGCACCGCGAAGGGCAAGTGCTACCACGGGCGTATCAAGCGGGGGAAGAACCGATGAGCGGACACCCACTCGATCCAACACCGGAAGTAGGCAAGAAGCTCAAGCGTGCGGCTGAGAAGTTGCGCAATCGGCCGCTCACGCACGAGGAACGCCGTCGCCTCATCGAAACACCGCTGACGTTTCGCGTCATCCCACGCAAGTCGTGGGGCGGCACACTCATCCGAAGCGAGCTGCCTACCGAGGGACAGCGCTTCTGGGTGAACGATCCCGAAGACGAGGAATACGGTTCCATCGGCACTACGAGGAGGCTCAATGAGGATCTGGGATGAGTTCAAGCAGGTCGTTCTGCCGTGGGTGCTTGCGGCCGGCGTGATTGCGTTCGTGTGGCACATGACGGGGCAGCTCCTGTACCAGTACGAGGCGAGCGCGAGGCTCCAGGCTCAGCACATCGAGGCACTCAGCAAGGAAGTCGAGGGCATCAAGGATCTGCTCTCGCAGCAAGGATACGTCGTCCCCCCTACCGCAGCGGGCAGGCCACGGTAGTTGAAGGGCTTCGCGTTCCTGTCCGCTTGGAGGGACAGCTCAATCACGCACTGTTCGATATCGCGGACATCTGGGCAGTGCGCACGGGGAATGAGCTAACGGTGGTATCGGCGAATGACCATGTTCACTCGCGCAACAGCGCACACTACGAGGATCGAGCGCTCGATTGGCATGGCACGGATCTTGCTGGACTAGCTGAGTGGCTCGACGGTCACGGGCTGCTCGTCTACTGGCAAGTTCCAGGGCATTACGCCCACGTTCACGCAGAGTGGCGTGTTCACGATATTGTGAACATGGAGTAGGGTATGCACAAGACACGTGGCAATGGGCAGCTTCGCCCGCTGGAGGAACGCATGAGTAATCAGAATCGTACGAAGCGTGCAGCGAAGATCGAGGGGCGGCGTGTGGTCGCTCAGTCGCTCGCACGAGAGATCGGCCTGACGCGGCTTCAGTTCATCTCGCTCGCGGGACGCGGATTCTTCGGACGCTGGAAGTGGCTGCTGTTCGGGAGGTAAATGTGAAACAGCTTCACTGTCTGAATTGCATGTCTGATATGTTCAAAGCCGCCATGCTGGTTCGCGAGCACTCGCGCGAGACTATCAGGGATGGGCTCAGGCTGCTCATGCACTCGAATCCTGAGCTAGTCACATGGGTGCTCTACGAGCTGGCTGCAATCAAGGACGGTGAATAATGCGTCGAGTAGCACTCGTAATCTTCGCACTGCTCGCGTCGATTACGTTGAGCGCACAGAGCTGGACCGCCACAGCCTACTGTAAGGGCACGCACACCGCCACCGGGCTCAAGGTGCGGAGGGGCATGGCGGCGGCGGACCCGCGCGTGCTACCGCTCGGTAGCATCGTGCGCGTGGATGCCGGCGATCCCCGCTGGGATGGCATCTACTCGGTGCAGGATACGGGGCCGGCGATCAAAGGCCGCATCCTCGATCTCTACTTCTGGTCGTGCTACGAAGCGCTGGAGTTCGGGCGCCGGCCTGTCGAGGTAGAGATCATCCGCGAGGGGTGGGCGCCGAGTGAAGCGGCAAAGGAGCTGCGATGATCTGCATCAACATCGACTACAGCACCAAAGGGATCTTCTGCTGTCACGACGTTCTCGAAGTACGGTCGAACGGAAAGCATTTGCTCGTCAGGACTCGCTTGGGCGGGCTGGTGTGCTTTCAGCTTGCACGGGTGCGCGCTATCTGGAGGGCCGATGACGTTTCTTGATAACCATCACGGCCCCTTCTGCTTCTGCGTCTCGCGCCCGCACAAGACGAAGAAGGGCTTCTTCACGTCCGAGTGGCTGATGACCCCGACCGAGCGCGATGATGTCGAGAGCGAGGCGAGAGCGCTGCTCGAAGACACGCGCGACACGATCACGAACGTCGGCGTTTGGTCCCTGCGCGAGAACTGCTTTGTGGGAGGATACACACGATGAGTAGCTGGACTTCGTATCCGTCGATCTACAACCTGGGGCACCGTGCCGTGCGCGAGCTGCTGAACTACCCGCATATCGTGGAAGAGAAGGTCGATGGCTCACAGTTCTCGTTTGGTTTATTTGAAGATCAAATCTGTCTCGGTTGTAACAGGTCAGTAGGACTATTCAACTGCGATTGTCCGGCAGGTGTCGGCACGGTGCAGGAGCTACGTGTTCGCTCGAAGGGCTGCGTGATGAATCCTGACGCGCCCGAGAAGATGTTCACGAAGGCGGTAGAGAGCGTGAAATTCCGCCTGCATCTTCTGCACCCAGGCTGGACGTATCGAGCGGAGTACCTAGCGAAGCGCAATCACAATACGCTCGCATATGACCGCGTGCCGAGCGACAACCTGATTGGCTTCGACGTGAGCACAGGCGACAACGAGTGGTTGAATCCGACCGACAAGCGCGCCGAGTTCGAGCGTATCGGGCTCGAATGCGTGCCTGTCCTAAACGAAAGCGAGCAGGGCTATCACGGAGCCACCTTGGACAGTCTTCGCAACATCCTCGACAACACCCAGTCCGTGCTCGGCGGTCAGCTCATCGAGGGCGTGGTCATCAAGCCGCTGGTCGAGCTGTACGGCGTGGACAAGAAGACGCTGATGGGCAAGTTCGTCTCGGAGCGCTTCAAGGAAGCTCACAAACAGGCGTGGAAGGAGACGAGCCCGAACAGCGGCGACATCCTCGAACGTCTCATCGCCGGCCTGCGTGTCGAGGGGCGCTGGCTCAAAGCCGTGCAGCATCTGCGCGAGCGTGGCGAGCTGGAGGATAGCCCACGCGACATCGGCAAGCTCCTCATCGAGATCCAGAAGGACACCGGGCAGGAGGAGAAGGAAGCAATCGAGCGTGCGTTGTGGAAGTGGGCATGGCCGCACATCTCACGAGGCATCACGCGCGGCTTCCCTGAGTGGTGGAAGGAACAACTTCTCAAGGCGCAGTTCGAGGAAGATCACCTTGGCGTCGTAGCAGATGCTCCCGATGCGCATCTCGGCGCGGTCGAGACTGAGTAGAGCAACGGTGCTCTACTCTAGTTACTCTAGTATAGGGGGTTGGTATGCTCGACAGCTCCGAAAAGTGCGATGATGAGATATCCGAAGCCCTTGTAGGGTGGACGACAGAGCGTGTTTGTCTCACTCGTGGCGTCGAAGGCGGGCTTACGTTCTACCTCGCCAAGGACAATCACAAGCGTCGTGTGATACTGGGCTACACCGAGTTGGGCGAATGGCTGGAGGCGTGTGAAGATGAGTAGTCGTATCCCCGTCGAGCTACTTGCCGTCACTGAGCTGCTCGACGTGCCCGAGCCTGAGTGGTTGATCGAAGACCACATTCACCAGCAGGAGGTTGGTGTGCTGTACGGGCGCCCGAACGGAGGCAAGACGTTCGTAGCGCTCGACTGGGCACTGAGCGTAGCAGCGGGCGTGCCCTGGCTCGGGGAGTTCAAGGCGCTCCAGGCTCCGATCCTCTACATGGCCGGCGAAGGCGCCCCGTCCCTCCAGAAGCGTGTCGAGGCGTGGATGGTGGAGAAGGACGTGGCGAGTATCCCTGCTTACTTCCAGTGTCGGCCGCTGCCGATTCTGGAGGATGAGGTTGTGGAGGATGTGCAGGCGGCGCTCGCGGACCTGACCATCGAAGAGGGCGTACGGCCCGGCGTAGCACCGGGGCTCGTGGTGGTAGACACGCTCTCCCAGTTTATGATGGGCGGCGACGAGAACGGCACCGACATGGCGCTATTCGTCTCGAAGCTGCGGCATCTCTCGCAGGAGTCGAACTGCGCTGTGCTGATCGTCCATCACACGAACAAGGGCGGAGAGGCAGAGCGCGGGCATACGGCGCTGCGTGGCAACGTAGACGTGATGTTCAAGGTCACGTCCAAGGAGCGCGATGGGCAGCTCGCCGGCATCGAATTGCTCAACGACAAGCAGCGAGACAACCCGCGCGCGAAGCCTGTCACAATGGGAGTGCGTTCGTGCCAGCAGAGTCTCGTGCTTTCATTGGAAAATTCGACGGTTGTGCCACCTTATGTCATGTCACTAACTTCGGATTCATTGAGGGATTTGCTACTTTGTGCTGTCACAATAGAAAACACTAGTGACGAGGTATTCACCGTCGAGGATTGGCAGACCGCCAGCGACTTGAATCGCAGGACGTTCTACCGGAGTCTTCATAAGTTGTTGGATTTGAAACTAGTTAAAGGCGCCGGGCGGGGCACGTACAAGTTCACTCCGAGGGGTCGAGAGACGGCGTTTTACTACCAGAGACAACGTGCCAAGTAGGGTATTTGTCACAAACTCACGTGTCAGTACACGCCCCCCTATCTATAGATAGGGGCGTACTGGCATGTCACAAAGAAGTGGCACAAAGGGAGAATGAGTAATGGCAAAGAGGTTGGTATCGAGGCTTGAGAGATTCATGGAAACGTGGATCTCCAATCCCGCTGCGCAGCTTGACTTCATCAGACTGATAGAAGCAGTGCATGAACAACCGAGAGCCGATCATGCTAATCAGCCACTGCTTGATTGGATAGACAAGGAACGCAGAGGATTGAGAAGCATAGGATTCAAATAACAAAGGAGAAATGATGAAGGGCTTGCTGCTGTGGTTGTGGCTGGCACAGGGAGCGGACATCACGACGACGGCTATCGGACTCAACCGGGGTTGTGTCGAGCGCACCTACTGGTCGAGCAACCCGTATCTGATCGGTGCGGCAAAAGGCGGGAGCACGGTGTTCTTCTCGTTCACGCTACCGAACATGAAGCCGCGCAAGCTGGCGAAGGGCATCGCTATCGGATTTGCCGCCGGCACGACGGTTGCAGCAATCCACAACGCGAGAGTGATTCGAGGAGGATGTTGATGAGACGGAGCGTGACACATGGGAAGGAAGAAGCAGCCGACGGTGCATCTTCACGACTGGCGCTATCACGAGGGCGACCGACCGGGAGTGATGCGCTGTACCATCTGCGGCAAGAAAATCGTCGTTCGTCCGGCCTCGACCAGACGGAGCGTGAGCCGATGACAGACAAGAAAGCTGTGTACTGCTCAAGGTGCGGGCGCAGAAGCGATAGGGGGTTTATTCAGTTATGCCGAGCGTGTTCGGCGAGCGTGAGCCGATGAGCCGACTAGGAGTACAATCGGAAACTGGCGGATGGGTCGCCGTGCTCTACGACAGCGATGGTCCTATCCGCACAGGGATCGGGTACTATCCCTCGCGCGAAGAAGCTGAGCAGGAAGCGCGAGACTGGGCGCGCGCTGAAGGTCACTGCATCGACTTCGATCAAGGTAGAGTAGAAGTAGGCATGATCTTTGCACCGTCAAAGGGTATCGGCCGATAACAGGATTCTCAAAGGAGCGTACGCATGGGAGCTAGACCGAGTTCGTTCAAGAAGGGCGGCGGCGGATTCCTTGGCAATGTGGACTCAGTACTCACTGGATACGAGTTCGTTGTCGGGGACACCGTCGAGATCAAGAGGGGTCCGCGTAAGGGCGAGGAGTTCACTCCGCTGTCGTTCGTGCCGTCCTTCCGAGTGGACGGTTCTGACGAGGATGTCTCCAAAAGGCTACTGATCGGTGATGCGGCTAACTTCGGCGATGTGAGCGACGATGGCCTGACGCTCGAAACGCCGGATGGTCAGAGCATCCCGAGCAGCAGCGAGGCGGGCATCTTCCTCGCGTCCCTCGTCGCCAAGGGCTTCCCCGAGGAGCGCCTGTCGGATGACGAGGAGTCCATCAACTACGAGCCGATCATCGGCACGCGGGTCCGCACGGTCAACGTCGTGAACGTGGAGCGGACGAAGCGTCAGGGACAGGAGAAGGGCAAGGACGGCAAGCTGTACGACCGCCGCGATCTCCAGGTCGAGACGGTGTACGATCTGCCCGCACAGGGCAAGGCGGGTAAGCCTGCGAAGGGTGCCAAGGCGGCGCCGGCTGGCAAGGGCAAGCCTGCTAGCAAGAAAAAGGACACGGGCGTCGAGGATCTCGCGGCGGAAACACTGCTCGCGGTGTTGGGAGACACCGATGAGGGCGAGCTGCCGAAGGCCAAGCTGCGCATCAAGCTGATGCAGAAGCTGGGCAAGAACGAGCTTCGCGACGACGTGATCAAGTACCTCTACGACGACGACAATCTTGCGGCGGTCGATGGCGTGACCTACGACCCGGCCGACAAGAAGCAGCTCATCAAGCTCGA